GCCGCGCACGTAGCTCAGGTTGCCGCTCACGTAGCTCAGGTCGCCGCTCACGCCGGTCAGGTCGCCGCTCACGCCGGTCAGGTTGCCGCTCACGTTGCTCAGGTTGCCGCGCACGCCGGTCAGGTCGCCGCTCACGTAGCTCAGGTTGCCGCTCACGCCGGTCAGGTTTCCTGAAATTTTCTCGCCATTCACAAAATGCCAAATTCCTTTTTGTTCAATTCTCGTAAGTGCTTTTTTCATGTTTACTCCTGTTGATTTCGATGGGGTAACTTTAACCAGATTTTCGGCATGGTGACATAGGTAAAAACCCTAGATAAGTAAAACTACGTATAAGGGTTTTTCCCGATGCAATTTACTTGCTTAGTCGTGCAAAATCCACATCAGAAATAACTAACTTTTGGAGTCCACATGAAATATGAATTTGTACCAGGCGACGAAATCACCATCGCACCAGGACGTACCGTAAAACGTATCCGTGCGCTTGTTGCTATAGAAATTTTTGGAGTTGTTCCAGGGCAACTCGGCGGATACATTGAATCAGAATCCAATTTGTCACAGTCGGGCTCTGCCTGGGTGAGCGACTTTGCCAGGGTGAGCTGCTCTGCCTGTGTGAGCGACTCTGCCTGTGTGAGCGACTCTGCCTGTGTGAGCGGCTCTGCCTGGGTGATCGACTTTGCCAGGGTGAGCTGCTCTGCCAGGGTGAGCGACTTTGCCTGTGTGAGCGGCTCTGCCTGGGTGAGCGGCTCTGCCAGGGTGAGCGGCTCTGCCAGGGTGAGCGACTTTGCCAGGGTGAGCGGCTCTGCCAGGGTGAGCGACTTTGCCAGGGTGAGCGACTTTGCCTGTGTGAGCGACTTTGCCAGGGTGAGCGGCTCTGCCTGGATGAGCTGCTCTGCCTGGGTGAGCGGCTCTGCCAGGGTGAGCGACTCTGCCTTGATCGTCTGGTTTAGCCATGTAGGTTCAGAAAATGGGACACTGACCGTCTACAACGCAAAAGACAAAACTATCGAGGTAACTCGCGGATGCTTCGAAGGGACTATTGATGAGTTTCTTGAGGCATCGGAAAAGAAACACGACGATGCTACTCATCTTGAATATCGGCTGCTGATAGAAGTAGCGTATTCGCGTATTACTCGCGCTCGTGGTGATAAAAAATGAACACATTCACACAACGCGAAAAAGAGACAGCAGAAATGCTTGTCGCTGTGGCGAAACCCGAAGTCGCCAAATACGCCGAGCCGCAAGACCGAGAGGCTGCACTTGCTGCGGTGCTTGAGCTAGCTCTTGATATTGTCGAACCATGGCGCGCAAAGGAGGAAGTGAAATGAATCAGATCAAACACCGTTACACAGGCGAAGTCCTGTACGAATGCGAAGCGGGTTTAACGACTCGCCAGATGCTTGAGAAAGCAACTGCTGCTGGCGCGGACTTGCGTGGCGCGAACTTTTATGGCGCGAACTTGCGTGGCGCGAACTTGTATGGCGCGGACTTGCGTGGCGCGAACTTGCGTGGCGCGGACTTGCGTGGCGCGAACTTTTATGGCGCGAACTTGCGTGGCGCGAACTTGTATGGCGCGGACTTGGGTGGCGCGGACTTGCGTGGCGCGAACTTGTATGGCGCGGACTTTTATGGCGCGAACTTGGGTGGCAAAGGAAAAGCAGTCGGCAGTCGGCCGTACTTCTCTATCGGTCCTATCGGCTCTCGCGCAGACACATTGGTTCTTTGGCTGACCGACAAAGGTCAGTACGTAAAAGCCGGGTGCTTTTTTGACACGCTGGAGAAGTTTGCAGAAGCTGTCGAAAAGACATATTGCGACAGTGACCACGGCAAAGAGTATCGAATGGCAATCCTGATGATGGAAGAGCACGCGGCTCTGTGGACACCGAAGGAGGAAGTATGAAAGATTCCTCCAACATAGACCTTCCTGAGTGGATGGACAACTGGCCAGATGGTACGGTTAAGAGTTTTGATAATGCTTTTCTTGCTTACTTTGACGGACAGCCTTCGGTATTCGCTCCGAAAAAAGGCGAACAGTGCCCGATATCTTGCGCGATAAACGCACGGGAAACGCTCCAACGCAAGCGCACTACTGGCGAATTCGTCGATATCTCACTTCCTGGATCGTCACAAGCTGCAAAAGACAAGCACGCCATGCTCAACGGCAAGGGGTTCGCATGAGACGTGGGAAAGCACCTCTAGGCGAGGCAAGCAGCTTCGCAAAACTCAGCAACGAGCAAGTGATGGACATTCGAAGCAAGCAGCGCCAGCGGCTGGCTATGCTCAAGTACATCCGCGAAAATCTGTCGCTTGAAGCTGTGGCAAAGCAGTACGACGTCGCACAATCAACGATAACTTGCATCAATTCTTACAGGACATGGGGGCATATTGAATGAATCAAGACTACGATAAGTTTGTGAATGGCAAGCGCAGATCTGAATTGGCGACAGGGCATCAACCAGGTGATCTGAACGAACATCTGTTCGACTTCCAGCATGCCATTACATCATGGGCAATTCGGCGTGGGCGCTCGGCAATATTTGCTGATACCGGCCTTGGAAAAACTCTGATGCAACTATCATGGTCCGATGAGGTTGTTTCGCATACGAACGGCATCGTTTTGATTCTTGCTCCATTGGCTGTATCAGAACAAACAATCGAACAGGGAAACACATTCGGAATTGAAGTAAAACGCGTTCCTCACGGAGAATCTCCATCATCGCCAGGAATCTGGATCACAAACTACGAGCGTATGGATGCGATTGATTTTGCAGAACTATCAGGTATCGTTCTTGATGAAAGCTCTATCCTGAAATCTCACGATGGAAAGACTAGAACAAAGATCATCACGTCATGCCAGCAGGTCCAATATCGGCTTAGTTGCACAGCGACTCCATCTCCTAATGATTTCGAGGAACTTGGAAATCAGTGCGAGTTCTTGGGAGTGATGACTCGTACAGAGATGCTGGCTACGTATTTTGTCAATGATACTGGCGATACCGGTACATGGCGACTGAAAGGATGGGGACAGTCCAGATTCTGGGAATGGATGGGATCATGGGCTGTGGTGCTTCGTAGTCCTGCGGATATTGGATTCGATGGATCACGCTACGAACTTCCTGCGCTCCAGTATTTTGAGCATGTTGTCGACGTGGCCGGTCAAAGCGGCGATCTATTCGCAAAGCCAGCACTCACCATGCTGGAACGTCGAAAGGCCCAGCGCGATAGTATTAAACAACGATGCGAGGCATTGGCAGAGATTGTGAACAGTGAACCAAATGAACCATGGCTTATCTGGTGCCACCTGAATGACGAGGCCGAATTGATAGAGTCGCTTGTCGCAGGGTCTGTGAACATCCAAGGATCTGATTCTGTCGAGTTCAAGACAAAAAACATGATGGCATTCAGTCATGGCGACTTACGTATCCTAGCCAGTAAACCAAAAATATGCGGGTACGGTATGAATTGGCAACACTGCGCAAGAATGGCATTCGTCGGACTTGATGACTCGTTCGAGAAGTTCTACCAGGCCGTTCGTCGGTGCTATCGGTTTGGACAAAAGCGCAGTGTTCACGTCCTCGTTTTCACCGCAGAAAACGAGGGGCAAATACTTGCAAACTTGAAACGAAAAGAACTGCAACACCATGAAATGAGCGCAAATATGATTGAACACATGAAAGACATTATGAACAACGAACTGGCCGGACAAACAAACGTGGTGGATGCATACAGAGAGGATACCCATACATCGAATAATTTCACAGTCCATCTTGGAGACTGCGTGAAATGGACTCGGCGCATGGAATCGAACAGCATAGACTATTCCGTGTTTTCTCCACCTTTCGCCGACTTGTTCGTTTATTCAAACAGCGATCATGACATGGGAAACTGCAAAGACGATGCTGAGTTTGTCGCGCAACTTCGATTCTTGATCTCTGAGCTTTTCCGAGTCATCAAGCCAGGACGTAACGTCTCCTTCCATTGCATGAATCTTCCAACGACAAAGATGCGCCAAGGGTTTATTGGATTGCGTGATTTCCGTGGAGACTTGATTCGTGCATTCCAAGATGCAGGATTTATCTATCACTCCGAAGTTGCTATCTGGAAAGACCCCGTAGTCGCAATGCAACGTACAAAGGCACTTGGTCTGCTGCATAAGACCATCCGCGAAAACAGCACCATGAGCCGTATGGGATTGCCTGATTATGTTGTCACGATGCGCAAGCCTGGGGATTGCGAAGTTCGCGTTACTCATGGAGAAGATTTCCCGGTGGCATTGTGGCAAAAATATGCAAGCCCTATCTGGACTGACATTAACCAGGGACGAACGCTCAACAAACTTCCTGCCAGGAACGAGAATGACGAGAAGCATATGTGCCCACTGCAGTTAGATGTTATCGAACGGTGCATCCATCTTTGGACAAACCCCGGTGATGTAATTTTCTCGCCTTTCACTGGCATCGGTAGCGAGGGATATTGTGCTGTGAAGATGGGGCGAAAGTTCGTTGGAACTGAACTAAAGCCGCAATATTGGGAGTTGGCATGCCAGAACATTGCTGACGCTGAGAATGAGCAAATTGGTCTTTTTTAAGGATACGGACTCAAATAACTGGAGTCCGAATGAAAACCCAACTAGACCGCCTTGGAACGCTGTTGACATTTTTGAAACACGCCGGATAATCCACGTTCTGAACCCGGCTATCCACGGATTGATCCCCATGGAGAAAAGAGAACCCTGCTCCTGCCGTCAGTTCTTTCAAGGGATCACAGGATAAAAATGAACCTAACTCAACACCCTCTTAGCGGCGCATTCCCGTCAATGAACGATGCGGATTTTCTGGCGCTGAAAGACGACATAGAAAACAACGGGCAACGCGAGCCAGTCATTGTTTTAGACGGAATGGTGCTCGATGGATGGCACCGGTTTCAGGCGTGCACACAACTCGGAATGGCTGTGAAAAAGTTCACGTTCGATCCGAGCGACGATCCTGTTGCGTTCGTTCTGAGCCAGAACATGCACCGGCGCCACTTGACCGCTTCGCAGCGTGCCGCCGCCGTTGTCGCATGCTCAAATTGGTCGCCTCCACATCGTCAAAAGAAGTCCGCACCTGGTGCGGACTTATCAAAAACAACGAAGGAACTTGCCATTATTGCGGGCACTGGGACTCGAACTATCGAGCATGCGAAAGCGGCTGAAAAGGCCGGTCTCGGAGATTTGGTGAAAGAAGGCGTAATGACCGCAAAAGAGGGAGCAAAAGTTGCATCTGGGAAGATAGATGAAAAGCCCTCAAAAGTTCTGCCAAAACCGGAAGTCGCTTTCATAGAACACGATCAGGATAAGGTGCAGATTCTCAGCGAAGAGAATGACCGCCTGAACGACCGATTGGCTGTAGTGGCGATGGATGCCACACCAGAAGAGCGCAGCGCGGCCAAGGACACGATCGCAAGCCTTCGCGCAGAACTCAAGACCATGGGTATTGAACTGGCTGCAGTCAAGGCGTCTCGAGATAGCTTGATGATGGAGACAAACGAACTTAAAAAGCAATGTGCAAGCCAACGAAAACAGATCGAAAAGTTGACGAAATAATGCTCACGCCGACGAGCCAGTGTCGGTATTTTTTGGGGATTTTATGAGTGAAGTTGTCCTATTTGAAGATCAAAAAGAGGTGCTAGATAAAGTGCGTTCCGCGTTTATTGAGGGCCATAGGTCTGTGATGTTGTACGCGCCAACTGGCGCCGGAAAGTGCTTAGGACGCGATACACCTGTGATGATGGCAGACGGAACCATCAAGCCGGTGCAGGACATCATAGCTGGTGAGTTTTTGATGGGCGACGATGGCGATCCGCGCTGTGTTATGAGCACAGCAACGGGAAGAGAAATGCTCTACCGCGTGACGCCACGAAAGGGTGATTCCTATGTGGTGAATGCGAGCCATCTTCTAAGTCTGCGTGTGACTCCAGGTAGCAACGGGATCCTTCTTGCTGATGGTATGCACATTAAGCGTGGTGAAGATGTTGTCTCTGTTCGTGCAGACGTATTCGCAAGAAGCAATAGAACCGCGAAGCATTGCCTAAAGGGCTGGAGATCGGATGCTATCCAAGCGTTCATGCGCGAGGATGATGGCGAGGACCGATTGATGCCGTCATATATTCTTGGTGCATGGCTTGGAGACGGAACCTTGGGCCACGCATCGATTACGAAGCCGCGCAGCAGGATGGTTGATGAGTGGGTTGCCTATGGTAGATCGATTGGTTACGGCGTCAGTATTGACGAGTGCGATGGTCGATGCCCCACATGGTTGTTGACGAATGGATCTGACGGGTACGCATTCAACATCGCTCAATCGTCTCTTGGCGTCATCGGGGTCTTGCAGCGCAAGCACATACCTGACGCCTATAAGTATGGCCCGCTCTCTGATCGTCTGCAACTGCTGGCAGGTCTGATTGACAGCGATGGATCAGAATCGAATGGCGGATGCGACTGGATCAGTAAGAGCGAGGAGCTTGCCCGCGACTTCGCATTCGTCTGCCGTTCAGTGGGGCTGGCGTGCTACTTGACCTATGAGAAGAAGGGAATAAAGAGTACCGGATTTGTAGGTTGGTACTGGCGGGCGAGCGTGAGCGGAGACCTATCGATCATCCCGACGCGCGACAAGATATTCCCCGAACGTCGACAGATCAAGCGGCATCTTGTCCACGGGATCACCGTCGAGCCAATGGGAGAGGGTGACTACTTCGGTTTCGAGATCGATGGTAATCGGCTGTTCTTGCTGGGTGACTTCACGGTAACGCACAACACCGAGATGGCAATTTCCATGCTCAAAGCAACGTCGGACAAGTACAAGCGCGGGGCAATGATGCTTGACCGCATTGTTCTTTGCAATCAGACAAGCGCGCGCCTGCAGAAGTACAACATCGATCACGGCGTCATGCAGTCAGGCCATTGGCGAAATCGACCCTATGAGCGCATCCAAGTGTGTAGTGCGCAGACTCTCGAAAAGCGCGGATCGTTCCCAGGGCTTGACCTTTTGATTGTTGATGAGTGTTTTCCTGGTGAAACGTTAATTGACACAATTGACGGCGCGCGTCGAATAGACACACTAAACGATGGCGGTCTCATATACAATGCAATAGGTACTGGAACAGTTCGTTCAATTTTCTCGAAAACGGTGTTTCAGACATTGCTTGTAAGGATGTCAAATGGCGACTCATTTGAATGCACAGAGGATCATCCCGTGTTCACTGACTTGGGATGGCAACCCGCTGGCGCCATGGCGCGGGGTACGAAGCTATTTCGCGGTGAAAACTTGCGAAGTCTGTGGAGAGGAGATTCGACCGCTTGTCATAAACTCGAAAACGGAGGGAGTGATACCGGAAGCGGAAACATTATTCAATGCGCGGAAATGTTGCGGGAAATCTTGCGCCAAGAAATTGAGCAACCCGATGCACAAGCCGGAATTGCGTATGAAAATGAAGGATACGCTTCTCCGAATTGGGCACAAGCCATTGGTGCGCGGAGGCAATGGGAAGGGCATGACGGAGACCGAGACGCTTATGTTGAGCAAGTTGCCGGTGGGGTGGGGTCCAGGCCACATTTTCAAGACGTTGAGAAGTGCGGCTCAGGGGTATCCGCATCACTACAAATTGGATCTTGCGTTTCCTATCCAAAGGCTTTGTCTGGAGTTGGATGGCGGGAGTCATCGCTCGATTGCTCGGCAAGCGCAGGACGCGAAGAAGGATGCGCTGCTAAGAGAGTTTGGGTGGAAAGTGTGCAGACTCAAGAACACCCAAGCGGTAGAACTGTTTTCAACTTGCGAGTCAGTGGACACCCTTCGTATTTTGCAAATGGCTACCTAGTCCATAACTGCCACACCCAGCGACAGCAGACAACGGAGTTCATTCGGTCGAACGAAAGCATCAAAGTCATCGGCCTATCGGCTTCACCATTCGCCGACGGACTTGGAAAGACCTATACCAAGGTCGTATCGGCAACAACCACTGCAAAGTTGGTAGACCAAAAGCGACTCGTTCCTCTGCGCGTGTTTATCGCCAAGGAAATCGACATGGCTGGAGCGAAGAAAGTCGCTGGAGAATGGTCACAGGGCGAAGCGGCAGAGCGGGGCATGAAAATAACCGGCGATGTGGTGGCTGAGTGGGTGAAGAAAACGACCGAGATTTTCGGTGGACCTCGAAAGACGATTGTGTTTTGCTCGAATGTCGCCCACGGCGCTGATCTGGCGAATAAGTTCTCGGATGCCGGGTACAACTTCGTCGCGATCAGCTACAAGGATTCTGACGAGTTCAAGGTTGATGCCGTCGCTGATTTCTCAAAGCCTGATACGGCCATTCATGGTCTGATTGCATGCGACATCTTGACCAAGGGATTTGATGTGCCTGATGTCATGATCGGAGTCAGCGCGCGTCCGTTCACCAAGTCATTCATGAGCCACGTCCAGCAAATGGGCCGGGTGATGCGCAGCTACCCAGAAAAGGAGTTCGCAATATGGCTTGACCACTCGGGGAACTATCTCCGGTTTCAAGAGGACTGGGACGAGCTATACCACGAAGGAGTCCATGAACTTTCTGACGGAAAAGAAAAGGCAAAGAAAGAAAAATCCGACAAAGAAAAGGAAGCGGCAAAGTGCCCTCGATGTCATGCGCTATGGGTCGGAAAGTCCGACAACTGCGTTGCATGCGGGTATGCCAGGCCGTTCACCAGCTTGATCGAAGCCGTACCGGGTGAGATGGAAGAACTCAAGGGTGCTCCGACGAAGGATGTGAAGCAGTCATGGTATTCGCAGCTTCGCACGCTTGCGGAGAACAGAGGATATTCGAATGGCTGGGTCGCGCACAAGTACCGTACCCGTTTTGGGGTGTGGCCCAAGGGCTTGCAGGAGGTTGCGCTGCCAGTTAGCATCGAGGTCGCACGATGGGAAACAAGCCAAAGAATTGCATGGGCTAAAGGTAAGAAATCAGTATGAGTAACACCAATTGTCGATGCGGTATTTATTCAATTGCTACGCCGAATGGCAGTACGTACATTGGCAGCAGCAACAAAATCGAGCGCCGATGGCACGAGCACCGGAGCCTGTTGCGCCACGGCAAGCACCATTCCACGAGGTTGCAGGCAGCTTGGGATAAGCATGGTGCGGCGCTTGTGTTTTCTGTATTGATGGAATGCCCGCTGGCTGAATTGAACGAGCGGGAGCATGAGTTTATTGATCGGCTTGGCGCTAAATTGAATACGTCCACATTCGTAGAAAACGTTTGGCTTAACGAAAGTACACGGGCGAAGTTCTCGGCTATCCACCAATCCCCCGAATGGAAGGAATCCCGTAGACGCATTGCGACCGAATCTTCAACGCGCTGGGTAGCAGTCGAGTGCAGCAATGGGACTCAGTACAAGAACATGACGGATGCGGCACGCGCTTTTGGGGTTCGCGCTGCTGGCATCGCTCATCTTGTCAGGTCGCAGCGAGTTGGAAGGCTTGGCGTCCGCTTCAAACTACAAACAGAGTGTTGGCGCGATGTGCCGACATGGCAGGATCAGCGCGTCATTACTATGCGCCAAAACGGCAACGACAAACGCACCGATCAATCTCGCGCGCGCATGAGCGCAGCGAAGAAGGGGCGCGCCGTCAGCCCCCAATGCCTTGCGGCCGCGACTGCTGCGAATCGGAAGACTGCATGAGCGACTTCATTGCATTCGCCCGGTCCCACGGTGTTCTGATTGACAGGATTCAGGACGATGGAAAGTGGCACAGGGTGCCAACGGAAACTCACCCGAAGAAGAAAAACGGCGCATATCGTCACTGCGGCACGCATGCGCACGTACAGGATCATTCGACCATGGTCGATCCAGTTCTATGGACGCCAACGGCTGAACAGGTTGCCAACATAGACCACGAAGGAATCGCACGCCGGGCAATCGAAGCGGCGCATGAAATCCGCGTCGGCCAGGAAGGCGCTTCGAAACGTGCATCTTGGATCATGCACCAATGCGTAATCGATGTTCATCCATACCTCGAAAGCAAGGGGTTTCCAGAAGAGCGAGGATACGTCTGGAACGATGAAAAATCAGCGAATAAAAAGCTCGTGATACCCATGCGGATCAATGGGCAAATAGTTGGAGCACAGACCATCAGCGACAGAGAAGGATTTGAAAAAAGGTTTTTGTTCGGGCAGAGAACGAGCGAGGCAACATACATCATCGATAACAAGGGTCCGAAGTGGTTTTGCGAGGGCTATGCAACTGGCTTGTCCGTTCGCGCCGCCTTGCAGGCCATCAAGACCCGGTACACGTTGATCGTCTGTTTCTCGGCTGGAAATTTGCTCAAGGTAGCACGCAACCACGGCGAAGGATTCATCGTCGCAGATCATGACAACGCGAGCCCGTTAGCGCCTCTTGAAGGCGGAATTGGCGTGAAGGTGGCCACTGATAGCGGGTTGCCGTTTTGGAGTGCTGGCGAGGCCGGTATTGACTTCAACGACTACCATCGAAAGCATGGGCTATTCAAGGCGTCACAGGCGCTCAATGGGTTGATGATGCGACGATAGATTACCACTTTTATTGCACTTGAGTGGTGGGACATAGTTTAACCGCAGCACTCAAGGAAGATCCCCTACTGTGAGGACAGACAAGGAAGAAGGGGTAAGGGTGGCGAAGGCAGCGCCCGATTGTCGAACGGCTACCGGGTCATGTAACGGCGAGAGGCATACATGTGAAGGACTTGGACCCAAGGATGGGCTAGGTCCGTCCAGCTCAAGGCATTTAGAAGTTAAGGGGAAGTTAATGCAGTCTGGTGGAGATTGGGAAGAATTCGAGATTCAGAGATTTCTTCGGAGAAACGATAGATTTTTGAATGAGGGTTTACCCGAATTGCAGTCAGAAGCACTTGCGCAGACAATGCTTTATCGTGACCGAGATGGCTCTGGCGATGACCGGCGAATTTGCATTGAGTGCAAGCATATCAAAGGATCATTGTGCAGGCATCCGAAATTAAAAATTGTGAGCCCAGTGAGATTTATTCTGAAGCGGTGCGACGGATTTGAATTGATAGGCCAAAAATGAAAAATGGAATCAGTGAAAAAAGCGCACATCGCGCACCTGATCCGGCTGCGTCAGGCGGACCCGGAATATGCCCGATACGCGCTCGCACAGACGCTGGCGATGGACATATGGCCGGACCTGGAAGAGTGCGTGCTGAGGGCTTGGAATGATCGAGAGAAGTAACGCCAAAAATCAGGGGGACTCCGGCGGCTTTATCGCCGGAGGCTCCCCTGGATTGCCGGGTTAGCCCCGGCGCAACTACGGAGACGAACATGGAGCGATTGAAATACCCAATGAGCCATGAATGGCACGTTGCGATCAACCGGCACCACGACGGAAAGATGGGAACGCCCGATTGGAAGCGCTGGATGTACGAAGCGAAAGCGATGGCCGACGAAGTGCCGCGCATGGCACTGGTGCTCGGCAGGGAGCGGCGCGGAGAACTCGCCAAGACGCATAAGCAATGCTCGATGAATCCGGCGGTGCCGGTGCCAAGCAACCACCTGACGTGCTGCCTCGGCGTGAAGTGCGCGGAGTGCCCGGAACTGCTGGCGATCGACAAGATTGAGCGGGTAACGCCCGAAGACATTGACACGGCGAAGGCATGGACGTGCGCGGCGCACATTGTTTCCAAGGGCGGCGACACGATGAACGAAGGCTACCTGCTCGACGTGAGCGACCGGATGTACTGGGACAACGTGTGCGAGAGCCTGAGCCAAGGTGATGAAGGGGCTAACGCTTGAATTCAGCGACCGCGCTGAAAAATAAACTACAGCGTGCCACGCTTCGGCGCGGTTCGCTGGAATGACGGGTTAGCCGCTGCCCGCGAAACAGCGCGCAACACTTGGAGAACGTGAAATGAACTACTGTGAAGCCCTCGGCAAAATACGTGAAGCGCGAGCATTATTGCAAGACGAAGCTGCAACCCCGGCAAACACGCGGGAACTGGCTATGGCAATAACAAAGCTCGACGAAGCGATCCTCTGGCGGCAAAGCGACATGCAGAAAAAAGCGCCGGTCGTGGATGGCTGCTCCATAGGCGGCTAACGCAATGTCTAGCGCAACTGCGACATAACGTCGCCACGGCCAAGTTATAGATCAACTGGAGAATTTGAAATGACCAAAGACATGATCGAACGCCTGCGCGATGGGTACGTATCGCGGGCCAAGCGATGGTCTGGTGATACCCACTCAGGGCTCGAAGGTGGCGAGGTTGACGTAGCAGCTACGGAATACCTGATGAAAGCAGCCGCCGACGAACTCGAAGCCTCTGCCAAGCGCGAAGTGGCGCTGGCGGCTAGGGTTGCGGAGTTGGAACGTGAGTGCTATGCAACAACTAACACCATTGGACGCAAGGAAGTTGCCATCTTCACAAAGAAACACCACTCTACCTCGCAGCAGGAGCAAAACATGAGTAACGAAAAAGTGCTGATTGATCGGGCGCTGGTGGAGCAGGCAGTTGCGAGCATTTACGTAGCGTTTGGTGATTGCGCGCTGCTTAGAGGATTTAACGCCGAACTCGCTGCCAGTCCTGCTGCAACCAACGCCTTCAACCCAGAAGCCGAACGCACTGCTGCGTACAACGTCATTGCCGCTAGGGACAGACACATCGCAGAGCTTGAAGCCGAACTCGCGGCGGTCAGGAGTCAGGAGCCAATTGGCTACGTCAGTGAAAACGATTGGAGTTGTGCATATCTGCATCATGACAATACACCAGGAAATCCCGTGTACGCAGCAGGCGGGGCACAGGAGAAGAAGTCACGCCCTCCGCTGTGATTTCCTACGCTCAACTTCAAAATGGAGCGTCATTCTCCGCCGTTTCTCGTGATTCTCCACGGCAACTCTGATTCCGAGCGCCATGTTCCCGTCCCCTATTCGACGGGCATGGTAGGCGTGCCAAGCGCTAAGTCTCACTGAGAACGCATCCATTGCATCCATGTGTCGCTTCCTCCGTTCTTCTTGAATATCCATGGTGACCTCCTGTAATACAGGCTTGTAGCACGTATCGATGACTTCTGATGTACGGTAGCGCACACTGAATATGCCGCCGATTTGTGCGGTCATTTCAAAGGAATCATCATGGCAGACATCGTTACCGGCACCGTCACGGGCCAACTTGACACTACTGCACTCTTGCAAGCTGACGCTGACATTCGTCGTGAAGCTGCAATCTACACCGCCGACATCCGGCGCGAAACCGCTAAAGAAGCTTCGGACCTGACCGACACTGTGAAAACCGCAGGATGGGCAAACAGCGACCGCACCGGCACCGAAGCGGATCGCATCGTGGCGCAGGATACGGCGTATTTCATTGCGAATCAGTCGCAGACTTTCGCTAACGCGACCGCTCTGGCTGCTCTCAAAGCTGGTACCGACATGTCGTTCGCAAACACCATGGCGGCTATCGCTGCGTCGGCTCAAGCGGGCCAAGCCGCTACCGCCCTTGAAGGTGCCAAGAATGCTGCCGCTACGGCCCTGGGTCAAGCGCTGCTTACGCAGGCAGTTATGGGCGATGGGGCGACTACCCGCGCACTCATCAACACGCTGAAGATGGAAGACCTGAACCGCTCCTTGACCGAGCGCCATGCGGAGATCGTCGAACAACGTGGCGATGCTCGTCGCTATCAGGACGGGTTCAACAACAGTCAGGTGAACGCGCTGTCTTCGCAGATCAATGCGCTTCATAGCCAGTTCCAGCAAGCAACCCAAAAGACCGTGAACTTCGGTACCATGGGAGCGGCTACCACTTCCAACGCTAACAACGTGGCGTAATCATGTTCTCCGCCGCAGTCACTTGGGTGTGGTGGAGAATCTCAACTTTAAGGAGGATTCGTATGACACTTACCGAACAAGCTACTCAAGATGCCCAGGCCGTCACCCAGGCACAAACAGCGCTCACAATAGCAACTAACAGGGCCACCACAAGCGCTGCCGCACTTGCCACAATGCAGCCATCCGTAGGCATGCTGGCGGACATTGAATCCGAACTGGCAAAACTAGACTCCGCAGCCAGCGCAATACTGCTTGAAACTATGGCGAAACTGAAAGCGCTGCTGAACGTGTGATCTATTTCGGCCACGCCTGCTGATACATCATCGAATCTGCGGCGTGGGCGTCAGCTTCTGCTGAGATTCGTCCACCAGTTTGCGCCATTGTGCCGAGTACGGTTGTGCAGGCTGTGAGGCTCGCGGCAATGGCATCGCGGGTAGCTGTGCTTGCACCGGTACGGATGGTTTGCAGGGTGGTGTCGAGCAGCCTACCAGACTGAGCAGCAGCAGTGGCAGCAGCAGCCAGTACCTGGCGTTGTTTGTCAGCTTGTTTTTCGGCATCATCTTTCTCCTTTTGTTGTCTGATTTCAGTGGCTCTCTGTGCAGTAGCGTCAGCCAGTCTCTGGGCATCCCACTGTGCCTGCACCCGCGCTGCGCCGATGCTCTGCTGGTACGTCGTGTCCAGGTGCCGCAGGTAGAACGCACCGGCCAGCAGCGCGGCGATGATGATGGCGTCTAGAACGTATTTGTAGGGTCCGAGGAAGTTCATGGGTTCGGTCCTTTCAGCCATTGGCATATCTTGCGCCACACATACAAAAATCCGATGAGTAGAACGCACCATCCTATGCCAACCAAATGTCCCCAGGTCATGGCGTCACCTTGATGGCTTTGTCGGCACTGTTGAACAGGTTCGTCCGAACACCCCTGGACAAGATGATGCACCCTTCGGATGCGTTACCAGGATTTGAAATCGAATCGCCGTGCACGCGGAAAGTGGACCGACCGAACATTTCATTCGACGGATCAGGAATCAGGAGGATCGCGAACGGGCCGAGCTTCGGGCTATCCTCTGTCTCGGTGAAGGTATAAATGCCTCTCGGCAGCGGTCCGATGCACGGCTGATCCTGCATGTCTGGTGCGTTCTTGCCTTCTGGGTTCTTTCCGCAGTTTCCCCCGGCGTAGCCGTGCGCAACAAGGTTGCCATTCGGATCGGTCAGCGCCCCGCTACTTTGAGAATATGTCCAACTCATGATTTATCCTTGTCCAGTGTTTGCTGTTTCTGATTCAGCACTCGGGCAGCGACCTCGTGCATGATAACCACAGCACCGTAAGCAGCAACGAACCACTCGGTCAGAGTCCCGGTCTTTATCTCGTGACACAGGCCGTATGTCAAGGCTGCTTTCCCGATGTTCGACCAAATCATCGTCTCCCGCAGCTTCCCTGTTTTGTGGTCCACCCATAAGTCGCGCCAGTGCCATTCACTCATTTGTGTATCGCCTTCAGAAGTTCTTGGACAAACCCGCTCCACATCCACGCGGCGAACAGCCCCAGCAGCCCGAGCCCCGCCCATTTTGCCCCCGCGATTCGCATCTCCTTCCAAAACTCAGCTTGTTCCTCAGCCTTGCGGATCGCCGCCTCATGGGCACGCCGGTGTCCATCCCAGTCACCATCGGGTACGGCTTGCTGCGCGATCTTCTCCAGAGTGGCATCAAGGTCTATGCGGTAACTCTCCATGTGGTCTGACACTTTCTGGTCGAGATGCACCAGCCCTGCATAAGTGCGCTTCACCAGCGCCAGTACGGGATCATTCAATCGGCGTTGCGGGTGCCCCGGATGCGTGTCCTCAAACCCGTCGAATGGTGACGGCGCAGTCTCACCAAAGATGTCTTGTTCACTCATTTCAGAAACGTAGCTCCATAGAGTATTGCAGGAACGCCTAGATTACGTGGGCTCAACTGGGCCACCGCCGCCGCCAACGTTGACGACCGCGCCAAGCGCCACCGGCTGAGCAGGCTGAGGCGGCAACGACTCGGGAAACAGGTGATGCCAGTTCGACAGGATGTCTGACTTCAGCACTTCGATTTCCGCTTCTAGCCAAGGCTTGGCAGACGCTACGGCAGCTTCGAGCTTCGCTTTTTCTAGAGCTAGATCGCCCTCGATTGCAGCGATGCGGGTTTGGATGCTTTGAATGATATTCATGGGTTTCCTTTAGTGTAAATAAGTCAACGAGAGAATTATTGCAGGTATCGCGGCTGTTACAACGGTCTTTCCGACACACATGAACAAAGACTCGTTCTTCGGTGGCATGAAGTCACCCACCTTTTTCACGGCACACAGTCCACCGACGAGCACCGTAGCTATGAGGAAACAGAATTGCCACGGGAATGCAAATTGGTGGATACCTACGCCGATTAGGACGCCAAGACCACCGCCGTAGGCAAAGTGATTGACCCACGCGCCCCCAGGTAGTTGCGGAACGGAGTCAAGTAAAGCCGAAAGTTTGGCCAGTGATGTGTTCATTGTGCGATTCCTAGAGTGTGAGAGCCACCCAACGCGGCGCGTAGGTAAGTCTTGGTGGAGTAATTCACGGGGGTGATCGAGCCGAACTGTGCCCCATACTGCACTGGTGAGTTCGCGTACACCACAGTGGTTGTGACGGTGATCACTGGCGGGGCGTTGATAATAATGCTGCTGTATTGGTAGTTAATCGTCGTCAAAGACGCGATTTCCAGAGTACTGTTTTGATTTGCGTAGATATTGCTCGGAACACGGGTGGTCAGCAGCACCGCGCTGAACGAGTATGGCACTGTGGTGCCTGTCCCAAGCTGGCCGCTGACGTTCGCGCCCTGTACGGCCATCAGAGTATATCCACTTACACCAGGAACACCAGTCCCATGCGCGGTGCACACAGTATGATTATCCCCGCACGCGGCGGATAGATACGTGTAACCTAAGAACAGCCCGGTCATTCTGATTCTCGTGGGGGACATGTAGTATGCAGGCCAAACTGGTATGAACCCGCCCTGTGCCATCTGCCCGTTTGAATTAGACCCCCAGCTCCATAGAGACCCGTCCGCTTTGACGACCGCTGAGTGAGCACCGCCACATGCGGACGTCACAGGGGCTGCGGCATTGAGCCAGTCCGTAAGTACACCAACCTGAGTCAATGTGCTGCGGTTCGTCGTGTCCCCCTGCCCAAGTTGACCGCTTGAATTGAGCCCGCACATCCACAACGTGCCGTCTTGCTTAATCGCCAAACTGAACCCATTGCCCGTGCAGATTGCGGCCCAGGTAGTCAGTGCACCGATCTGCGTAGGGCTCAGGATATTTCCCGCTGGCGCGGTGCCGCACTGACCGTAGGTGTTGTCCCCCCAAGCCCATAAAGTGCCGTCCGTCTTGATAGCCAGCGCGTGGGTGTAGCGGCAGGATACTGACTGCCAAGTGGTCAGCGCTCCAATCTGAGTAGGGACGGTGAGTTGTGTGGTGTTGCCCTGGCCCAGTTGCCCGAATGAATTACCGCCCCATGACCACAGCGTACCAGTGCCTTTGATGGCATGGCTGCTGACTGTGCCCGCACCAAGTGCTTGCCACTCTTTAACAGCGCCTATCTGCACAGGGCTTGCAGGGGCCACGGCCACCAGAGATCCATTGCCGCACTGTCCGTTCGTGTTCGCACCCCAAGCCCAGAGCGTTCCGAGCGAAGTGCTCCCGCTGGGGGCCACGGGTGGAGGGCTAACCGCTGGCACGCTACCCGCTTGCAGTTGCAGCATTTGGTCAAGGCCCCATACGCCTGCTGTACTTGGCGGGGAGGAACTGATATTGCTACCTAAACAACGGAGGGACATAGTCAGGCTCTCGTGAAGACAGACAGCGCTGCGACCAGCTGACTACCTGCATAGACAGTAGATAAGTCGGGGCTGATCGCGATACCATAACCATTGTTTGTCGAAGCTATGGTCGCCGGGGTCATCAGTGTTAGCACACTTGATGTCAGATTTCTACTGAACTGTGATATCGTGCTCAGTGCACCGTTAACATTAAGTGAATATAGATTCAGGTTATCTCCACTGACACAAATGTTGAACGAGGTGGCTCCTGTCTGTCCGGTGGGAATAGTGGCCGGGGACAAAGCTGTCAACAGCCCGGTTGCCGGGTCCCTACCGAATTGGGATATTGTGAGTGCTGAGGTCGACGACACATACACCCCTAGTCCGTCTGGACTTATCGCAATGTCCTTGCTGTTTGTAGCCAGTGCGGTCGTTGGAGTACCCAACGCTGTCAACAAACCTGTGGAAGTATTTCTAGAGAACTGGTAAATCAGGGTGTTCGACGAGCTGACACTGTACACATGTGCCCCATCAGGGCTGACCACTAATGATTGCCCGGAGACCCCGGAATATGAAGCTACGGAGGGTGGAACTAGTGCTGCGAGCGCTCCTGTAGTCGGATTACGAGACATCTGATAGACGCCACCAGAATACCCGCCGAAATATAAAGACAGTCCGTCCGGTGACATGCACATCTCGCGTGTGCTCGAACCTCCGGTATTCGCAGAGATGGTGCCGCCTGCCGTAAGCAATCCAGTGGCGGTATCACGGGAGAACTGCTGGATGACAAAGGCGCCGTACCCGAGGACGTAGAAGAATTTTCCATCCGGACTGATGAGGGCGCCGGATGCGATTCCAGGACAACTGACCGTGGCGGGAGTCAGTGGGGTCAATGTACCATTGGCGGTGTTTCTTGAGAATTGCGCGACCACTGACCCTGATTCTTGGATCACATACACGAACTTACTGTCAGGACTTACGACGATGTTCATTGGCTGCGTTCCACCAGCAACTGTAACAGTTGCTGGTGTGGCCGCAGCCAACAGACCACCATAAACTAATGTGTGGGGCCAATTCCCCGATTTAAGATACGGAAATACTTGGCCGAGCGTCCACATCCCTGGCGCGGCACCGAGAAGCCCCCCGACAGGAATTACCGGGGTTTTTGTGATCAGGCCACCAACCCAGCGCTCAGTCATGATTACTGCATCACTTCGTAAGAAGCGGTGTAGCTGAGGCCACTGGCTGTGCCGGATTGAACAACCAAAGACTGGTTCTCGTTAAGATAGACCGTAGTGGTCTTGTCAACGATGATCAACGACGCACTGATTGGCACTGGTACTGCGCTGGCTATGGGGTAGCTGGTGCCCGCGCCGGACGCCAAGGAATTGATGGCTAGCGTAGCATTGACCGTGGCCGCGCCGTTGACATTGGCCGCTACCACCTGATTCACTTTGAGTAGCTGATTCGACCCGATGGCGTTTGCTACCAGTACGTTGGCCGTGGTGTTGGCAGGGGTCAACTCGGCATTGGTGCCGGTGATGCTCGTAAGGTTGAGTAAATTCGGAGTTGTCATGGTGAGTCCTTAAAGTCCAAAGATCATCGCCATGGCGAGCGCCCGGCTATTACTGAGCACCGCCGTGCTTACTGTCTGCCGCACAAGAATTTGTGTGGCACCTGGAAGCACGACCACTTGACTTACCCAGCCGCTGGTCACGTCGCCCGCCACAAGGGCGGTATACCCCCCTGCGGATGTCCCTTTGACCAGCGGTAGTGCGGCCAGTCCGCTGATCGCCAGCGTGGGTGACGCGCCGCAAGTAGAGTTAAAGGTCACATCGAAGTGCATGCCTGCCGGGGTCGCGGCAATTGCGGGTGACGGGGTGAGCGTATATGCGGTTGAAGTGCCGCCCGTAGTGAACGCCACCGGTGTCTGGGCTTGATAGGTAGCGCTACTCAACACCGTGGCCGGTAGGCTGGTGGGGGACGCGCTCAAGATACTGTACTGCATCACCGACGCGCCAGAGTCCAGCGCGATGCTATCATTGGTGACCACTACGGTGGTGATCCCGGCCCCGAAGCTACTGGACACAATAGTGCCGTAAGCCAACCCGCCAGAGACCGTGAGCTTGACCCGACGCAGCGCTTGCAGGATTGCGGTCTGGTCGCCAGTCACCGAGAAGCTGGTGGCGCTGATATAGGTTGGAACACCGCCCAACAGCCATTCGGCAGCGTTCACCTGAGTGTAAGACGCATCGTTGATGCCGGACACGTTGTCCATCGAATAACCGATCTGGTTGCCCAGAGAATCAGTGATGACGAACTTGTACTTGGTTCCGGCTGCGAGCCATATTTCTTGTTGAGGTCTGCCACCCGCATCGAGTTGCATTGGATTCGCATTGGCCACGCCCTGGGACGGGTCTGTCCAAGTAGGGGCCAATGATGTTGACCCAGCCAAATAAGTCCAGAGTTGCCCGCCAGCAGCAGGGAGCCCGGAATTGGTGAAAACCTGAGCGCCTGCCCCGAAGAATGGTGCGAGAAATGCGCTCATGTTGCGGCCTCATATTCAAAATGGGTGGCGTACCCGTGCTTGTGGAAGTCCGGCAATTGCTTTTCCATGCTCTCGCCCACATCGTCCCGCAGACCCATGTTGCTGATGTGGAGTTGCTTCGCTGTCTTATAAGCCCGTTCAGCCGCCTGCTTCACATCTTTGCCGTACCCCGTCACCACCATCACATAATCGCCGGAAGTGTTCCATGTCGGGCGCTTCACAACCTTTTCGCCCTCCATGTCAGGCATGATGTCGATCTTGATGGATTGCGGGTGCAGGTGCTTCTTGTTGCCCTTGGTTACCCCGTAAACAGGAACGCCGGACACTTCTTTCTTTGTGGCATTTCCGTGGGGAAAGTCACCGTGAACGAGCACGATGCAGCAACCAATGTCTTTCTTGAATGTGGTCGTGTCCTTGCCCTTGAGTGCGTCGATCATCCACTGGGCGGGATCACCTTCAATGGACCCCAACATCATATTGAATATGGGCCAACCGGGGCGGCAAGTCCATTCAAGGACCCATGCCTTGCCGTCTTTGTCGATCATGAACCCGATCGCGACATCACCACTATGTCCGTGCTTGAGAAGCTCTTTCTCCAACTTGGCGAGTGTTTCTTCCCCAAGTTTGGATTTTTCGACAAACGCCGCGATGGTCCCCATCTCACCTGTGTTGGGGCCGAAATTTCCGGACATCAGCTTCTTGTGCTCGAAGGATTCGTTATATGGTCCCACGAAGCCATCACGCCCGAACCAACGGCTAACCCCAAGTTCCATGCCGCCGTCCACAAAGTCCTGCAGCATCACATCGCCCTTGGGCTCTTGCTTCAGGCCGACCATTCGATCGATCCATCCAATCATATCAGCAGGGCTTTTGGAGCAATACGTCAACGCTTTGTTTTCATTGTCCCCCATCGTCTTGAAAACGAAACGCTTGCTTGTCTCTTCAACATGCTTCTTGGCCTCAGACATGTTCTTGAATGTCTTGTAGGGTGCGACATTCAATCCCGCCGCCGCGCAGATGTCCAGTCCAGTTTTACGGTCAATTTCGAGCTTTGCGCTTTCAGGGCTAGGTCCGAACACTGGAGCACCGCGTTTTTTGAAGAACGCCAAGCGTTCGATGAACATGTCATTGGATGTCGGGAAAATAAGGTCCGCCCATTTCACATGGGATACCCAGTTCGCGACCTTTTCAATCCCCTTGAACCCGTCGCCGGTCTGTTTTGAGATTGAAGGCTTGTCGGCAAGGAACCACTTCACCTCATGTCCGGCCTGGACGCAACGCCACGCGAAGGACAAACCAACTCCATCGCTGTCAATGATCAGGATTTTTGCCATTATTGAAGAGTCTCCTTGACTTGCTTGCCTATTTTATGCGACTTATGGGCTTGCTTTGCGTATTTTGCCACCGTGGCTACGGGCAGCGGGAGGCCAAAGTGACTACTCGCGATCGTGTCAATCATCGCCGAGATAACCGTCGCTGTGTTGGATGTGTTCACTGCGTCAGGCACTGCAACGAAGATATCCTTCACGATGCCGTTCATGTCGCGGATTTTCTCTGCGCCTTTCTTGCCGAACAGGAAGTCTAGCTTGCCGTCTTTGTCCATTTCTCGCACCCACGCATCCAGCTTCGCAGGTGATGGTACCGGCGTGCCGCGCTCGTCTCGGCCAACGTTCTTTGTGACTTCGTCGCGCACATTGCGCAGCGCGGCCCCCTGGATCTCTGACCATGCTTGCTTACCTGCGTCACCCCCTGCAAGTAGAGACGTACGCACCTGTTCAATAGAATCGAGTGGAGCCTTGAGAATGTGGTCGACTACACGTTCCGTGGCAACAGAAGCATCGGTAGTGCCTGGCTTTGACGCGAGCAACTGCTTCACCAGACCTTGACGCTCGAACTCGGCTCCGTACTGCGCTCGCAATTTGCGCGCAGCTTTGTACAGATCACCACCGGCGTATTCGGTAGAACCGTCAATGAGCTTTTTCATCGCGATTCCGTGCACATCGTCTGGTGTGCCTGGTGTGATATTTTTATTGATCAGCTTGCGTATGTCTTCCAGTTGGTTGATTGGGAGAGTTCCTTTTCCCGTAGGGTCGTTCTTGGCGATTTGCTCCTCGACTACCTTGGTGATAGGGGCGAGCTTGTCTTTCACCGTAGGCGTTAAGTCTTCAAGATACACCTGAAGTGCCCCGTAAGGCACTTCCTCTGCCATATGGCCGGATTCCTCCGCATCCTTGTACGCTTTGCTGATGGCGTTTCTCGCTGACTTTGCACGCGTCATGAGAGCACCCTTCACAGCGGAACCTGCGCCATGTCGGTCTGTGGCGAACGCTCCCGTATTATCGACCCATGCGTCAAAATTACCGATTACCTGCTGACGAAGGTCTGCCATGCGCTCGCGAATGGGTTGCCCCTCGATTGGCATCTTCGCGGTTTCCTTTTCGAACCTCTGATCTGCAAAGTCCCGGCTCTTCATTCCCTTGGTCAGCGCCATCGGAACATCCATGCTCTTTGCTCGCATGTCTCGCACGGTGGCCTGATCTACGCCAGAGGCCCCCACGGATCCAGGTCTTGGCGCTTGGTCACGTGCATTTGCTGTGATGTTTATTGTGGGTGGAGATTTGGTGAGTGCTTCTGCTGAGCTTATAGCTGGTTTCTTGGCCAGAGCGGACCCTAATTCAGCGGCGCTTGGAACCTTCACTGGGGATTTCAGTGTCAGCGCACCAACCATTGGAACTACTGCACCACCGATGGCTTCTCCGGCAGCTTCATTGCCAAAGGAGCGGCCAGCAGCGCCGCCAATCTTCGTCCAACCTTCAGATGCCATTTCAAACGGAGCGGCGACGGCCTGAGACAACTTTTTACCTTCAGGTGACTCTGGCTGGTATGCGCCTTGTTGGACCGATTTCACGACATTTGCACCTTTGTCCATCGCCGTATCGAAGTCCTCGCCAGCACCTCCGAATGTCGCTGGTGTCATTCCGTACATAGCACGACCCGCCCCGGCAAGTCCGCCGACGATTGATCGACCCAACCCCGAAGCCATGGTGTGCGCCGTCTCCACGACAGCGTTTGCGGCTTTTTGTGCGCCAGCGGCAGTAGCTTTTTGCTCTTCTCGAGTCGGTGTGGCGCGGACCTTCGGGCGCGTCATATCAGGAATAGGCGTGTTGTCGTCCCATTCGCTGACGTCGTGGGATGTGTCCTCTGGCGCGGCTTGAAGGTGCGTCGGCATGTCATCCGCAGGAACTGCCTGCAGATGATCCGGCATGTCTTCGACTGGAACAGGCTTGGCAGAGCTGGTCATTGTTTTCACCATTTCATATCAGGTAAAGGCGTGTTGTCATCCCACTCGCTTGTTGAGTACACCCAAGCACCATTTTTGAATACCATCGGCTTGCCTGACTTTGATACGCTTGTCGCGCCTTCCTTTGTCGTAACTGATCCTCCGAGCGCCTTAATTTCACGTTGAATGCCTTCAATGTCGGATTGTGCTCGCGCTTTTGCCGATGGGTCTGTCGCGGTGGCGGCTTCCTTTTGCGCCTTAACCAACTCTTGGTTCATGATCTCAAGTTGGCCAGACTTTGCGTCTGATCCGGGACCGTGCTTCGGGGTGAGTTTCTCGCGCACCGCCTCCGAACCTTGGACGTTGGCCTTCACTTCCTTCTCCACCATAGCCAGCGCGGCCTCGTATGCCTCTTTTGATTCCGCCGTTTGCAGCAGGTGCATTGCCTCGTTCAGCGCGGTGACGTTTGATCCTCCTCGGCTGATGACCTGCTGGTACTCGCTGGCGATGCCTTGGTTTGCGATCTTGAGCGCTTTTAGGTTTGGGTCGCTGAGTTTTGCGTCTCCATATTGCATGAGTTGGTTCCACGGAACAAACGATCCACGGTCCACCTTGGCAGAGGCTTCGCGTGCGTTGGCGATGAGGCGCGGGATTGTCGCTTCGACCGACACCATTGATCCGGCACGGTGCCCGGATGTCACAGCTGCAGCAAGGTCGAACTTACGCTGCGCCTGGCCGCTTGCGACGTCTTCCGCCGTAATTCCCATGGACGCCGCCCACTTGATGACGTTTTGCTGATAGGTCTTGTCCAGTCCGCGCAGGCTGGACGGATTTTGAATCCATTGCCCAACGGCAAGCGATCGCTCCTTGTCGCCTATCTGCGATTCTGGGACGCCTTGCAGCTTGGCAGCAGCGGAGCCTGCGCCCTTTGAAAGCAGCATTTTCTTTTGCTCGTCGAACGATTCTTGCGTGATTTCGCCAGCGTCCAACTTGTCCTGAAGTGTGCTCAGCGCAAGTCCTTCCTTGCCCTGCTTCATGATTTCGGTTTGCGTCTCGGTCCTGTTTACCGATGCCTGTTCCTTCTTGAGGTCGAGAGCGGCTTTTGTGACGGCTGACTGATGGCTGATCACGTCCCGGCTGTGCGACCACTGTTCCGGTGTCCACTGCGCCATGGCGGCGAGTCGTTCAGGCGGAATTCGTGGCTGTTTAGTCACTGGATCGATGTCGTTTTTGCGCATCTCAAGGGCTGCAGCTTTTGCCGCTTCGAACGCAGCCGCAGCTTCTTCCGTTGACTTCCCGCTTGACAAAGCATCTTGATACGCAGTCACCGGCCCAGCCATGTCTCTACCGAGTTCAGCGAGTTGCTCTTTTTGTTGGTTAAGCTGGCGCTCGTCAAGTGCTGCGAGTTTGATCTTTGCGGTGTCGGTGGACGCAGTCAGGTCTGATTTTCTCTTGATCAGGTCTTGCATCCCCTTGGGGCTGAGTTGTGGACCAACTTCCTTAATCAGTTGGTCCATACCTTCAGGGCTCGCCATGTTGATGCCAGAGGCTTGTGCGGCCTTCAAGATCGCAGTATCACTGGCCTCAGTGTCGCGGGCAGTTTGAGCCTGATTGTATTCACCGATCCCCTCCGCCAACGAATATGCCTGCGCGGCATTCTTCATCGGGTCGATGATCGGGAATGGCTTGACTCCCATCGGGATATTGGGATCAACCGGCGTCAAATGTTGCGGCATGATGCCGACCGAGGCACCTTCAGCGGGGAGGTTGTAGTCTGGCATGTTGGTCCTAGATGTAGAGATTCGGGTCTACGGCAGGGTTGTAATTCGGATCAGTGATCGGAGCCGTGTACGCACTCGGGTTATTTCCACCACCGGCCACAGCGTTCGTCACACCACTTGGAAGACCCAAGTTCGGGTCAGTCGCGGGAGTCGCCGACCCCATGGTGTTCGTGTTCACCCCAGGGATCGTAGGGATCGCCCCGTTCTTACTAGCCGCCGCCGTGCCGAGAGTACCCAGAATACCTTGAGCATTCAGACTATTGCCCACGGCACCGGCACCAGCAGCAAGGATATTCGCAGCACCGGCCAACCCAGCAGCATTAGCATTGGCCGCACCAGTGATCCCGCCTGCCTGCGCGTTAGCTGACCCAGTGACGCCCGTAGCCAAATCCTTCGCACTGCCCATTGTGCCCGCCGCCGTGGCCTGAGCCGCGTTCGTGGTGCCCGTGGACAAATCTGTGCCGATTGCGGCCTGCGCAGTGCCGATACTGACACCGGCTTGGGACAGTGCGCTTTGTAACTGGGCGGTTGACACCTGCCCAGTTTGCACCATATTCTGCAAAGCACCGAGAGACAAATTGTTCTGTTGCAGCCATTGATTGAATGCCTGCTGTTCGTATTGTGCCGCGTTTGCTTGACCGAATTGCACCAGCCCCTCATTGGTGTTCGAGGTCAGCAGTCCACCCTTCGCGGCAGCGCTGTTTTGAATGGTGTTCATCCCTTGTTCTTGGGCGAACTGCATGGCTGGCGTGTTCTGAGCATCCGCCATCGTAAAGGGTTTATTGAATTGCCCGCCCGGTTGAAGCCCAGCGGATAGAGTCTTGAGCGCATCGGTGCCCGCAGTCATGTAAGGCTGTTGATTCGTGGTCTGGGTGGCGAGAGTGGACTTCGCAGTGTCGATCGCTGCATTTTGACCCGCAACCTGCTGTTGTGCCCCTTGCAGTGCTCCGGTAGACAAGGTACCAGCAGCACTCAGCGCAGCATCCGATTGCATCTTCGCGGCCTGGGTCGAGGCTGCGGACAATACCGCCGCCGCATCCGTGGCCCCTGTGGCCTGAAGTGCCCCCGCCTGAATCGCAGCAGCAGCCGCGCCCGCGATGCCTGCCGCGTTGATCAGGTTCGTGGCCCCGCCGCCCAAAGCTTGGAGCGCACCGGTAGCAAGGGCACTTTCTGCGGCGGTCATAGCCTTTCCCGTAGCTGCCTTGGTGAGCGCAGCCTGTTGGGCCGGGGACAATAGCGATGTACTTGCGGCCACTGGGGACCCCGTGACACCAGTGGCCGCACCGGCGTCAGCAGCCGCTTGCTGCCCAGTGATGCCGAGTTGAGAACTCGCTGCCTGACTGTCCACCGCAGGATTAAACACGGACGGGGTCGCTCCTGCTGCCGAAGACGCTAAACCTTCGGCCATTGTCGGGGCGGACGTAACGCCAGTGGTGGCAATTGCGGCATCAGCAGCGGACTGACTGCCGGTGATTCCAAGAGCGGAGCTGGCGAGTTGAGAATCCACCGCAGGATTGAATACAGCAGGAGCCGCAGAAGCAGCAGCATCGGCACCACCCACTGCAGCAGCCCCCTCTCCGCCCATCATCGCACCACCAATCGCACCGCCTGAAACAATGGCCGCGCCGATGGGGACTACAGTGTTTATCACCGGGGCAAGGACACTATTTTCAAAGTGATTGATGGCACCCCAGAACCCGCCTTCAGGGGCCTGCATTGTGATGAGTTGGCCATTAGAGCCATCGGCGTTCAACACCTGGGAATCACCATTCGGGGCGGTGATGGAGAAAGATGCCGGTGCGGCCCCCGTCATCTGGCCAGTCGGACCGGCATTACCATTGCCTGAATCCTGACCAGCTGTCGCAGGAGTGTAAGTAAACCCCGGTGTGTTCACCATTTTGGCAAGCCCCGGATTCGCCTGCTGCCAGTTTTGATATAACGTCGCTATCTGCGCCTTCGTGAGCGGATTGTCTGCGCCCTGACCCGGCACATACTCTGGGACTTGTTGGGCAGTGTACGCCGCTTGCACTTCTGGGGTGCTATTGAACCAAGCAGGTACGCCAGCGGGCGCGGCTACCTGTTGCGGTGCCGCCATCCCGGAAGCCATGGAAAGTGGGGTAGTCGCACTCTGAATAGTCGCCATTTTTTGTCTTTCAATAGAGCCTGTACCAAGTGGCGTTGACTGCTGAATAGGTGAACGCTATGCCGATCCCTGCGGCCAATCCAGCGGGGGCGTTCATCACGGTCACACCAGACGGAGGCGTCAAAGTCAGAGCGGTGATCGCCTGGGTCGATGATAACCGCCACTCCATGCCTTCATACGGGTTCGTCGGCAATAGAACTGCACCAGTAGCCAACCCAGCAGCAGGCGTCAGAATCAACTTGCTTGTGGCAGGGAGGGCTTGAATACTGAACCCGGTAACCGGGGCCACATACTGCGCGGCGTAGTGGTACTGGACGCCAAACAGAATCTTTGCCGCATCAGCAAACCACAGCCGCCACACGGACGACAGATTGAAGTTTGCGGTGACCACCGGGGCGGTGAATGGTGTGCTTTTCATTGTGGTATGTCCGCATTAGCCGATACGATGACAAACGGGATCGGGTCCGTCATCGTGAACCGCAGAACAAAGTCCGTCGTGCTACCGAGCCTGTCCCATTTCACGCGGGGGGTGCGATATTGTCCAACACGTCCCATTGTACGAAGACGAGGACTGCCGAACGTGTCCCCGCCATCCTTGGAAACTGTCAATTCAATATGGTAATTCGATGCCTCTGGCACGACTCCAGAATCCATCTCCAGCTGCAATTCTGCGATACTGAATTCTAGACCACCGTTCCTCAAGTGCTTGCTTGTGGCTTGCCTGAATAGAGCCTGACCACCATCGGAATAGGCCAGCGCCGACAAGTAGGATAGCTTGGTCGTGGACTTGTCCCACACAAGGGTTTTGCTGTTGAATATCACAGCGCCATCCGCGAAATGCCGGGCCGGAGTGACGCCGGTTTGTACCGAACTCCAAATCCCAGTCGTGGCGTCAAGCAAGATTGACCGGTTCGCTGTCGGAAACGTCAACTGGTACATGCTGTGGCCATTGACTGTGTAGGACAATCCCACGGCATCGGCCAATGATTGGGTAGCGCTGAGCAATGTCAGGTAATCCTCAACGTCCGACGTACTTACGCGGTTCGGTGTCAGGCTGGATGTCAGTTCAAGAGAAAATACCCCGATCCCCCCGCCATCATCGACACCCAGAAACATCAATGACTTGTCCACAGGAGTCGGGCTGTACTTCGCGACAAGACCATAAGGCTGCGACGAGCCAGACACAAATTGAAACGGCATCGGGCTAAGCCCCGCGTCTTGCCAGAATTCAATATTCGACGTTCCGAAGGCGATCAGCAAGCTCCCGAATCCTGATATCGAATAAAGCAAATCCGAATGCTGTTCCTTTGTAAAGTACATCGACGCACCCAGAGCAGTCCATGTCATCCCGTCAAGAGCTGCACTCACATATGCGGCCCGAGACAAAGGGGATTCAACGATGAACCGGCCACTTAGTTCGAAAACAGTCGTTGCCCCGTTCGGAAAGTTCACATCACTGATCTGAGCCAACACGCCAGTGGCGATCGTGACGATATATCCCTTCGCACCGTCCACGATCATCAACTGCGCGTAATTGTCCTGCATCTGGACCCGGTTCACATTGGTGGTGAGAACCCCTAAAGCTGTTGTCACACCGGTCACAGTCACCGAGTAGACAGTCGCGCCCGCCACAACATAGAGCACCGCACCAACGACTCTGGCACCGCGAATAGGGGAGCCAGGAATATCGATCCAAGGGAAAGACCCTGGCGTACCTCGAACTGAAATCTTCGTGCCACCAGACTCTTTGCGTACGTCATAATAACAATTCACCAGCAATTCAGACGCCAGAGCGTTAGATGATGCGTGAAAACCTGTGCCAAAGAGGTCGATTGGTTTCATGAATAGTCGCCAGACTGAAAATATCTCGTCTCTATTTCCGCGTCTTTTTTCTGTGCGATGGCCAAAGACGCGGTGAAATTTTCAGACATCACCGGCGTCCATGTCGCATTGAACATGGGGCCGGATTCTTTCGTCAGAGCCCAGCATAACGGTCGATACCATTCCTGAGGGTAATACGGTAAATCCGTGCTGTTGACGAAGTCCTGTACGGGCTCCATGTATGTCAACACGATATGCTTTGTCATGTCAGCGCACCCGGCCACATCAACATAAACGTAACTAGACCCAAGTTGGTTCTCATAATATACCGCACCAGGATCACTGACATTCGTCGGAGCCATCTTGCTGGGCAACCAATCATAATCCCGCGACTGCAAGATGCTTAGTGGATTGTCATTCAAATTGATATCACGTAATACGGCAGCCTCAATACTCAGTGGCTGTTGCGGTGTAGCCGTGTAGGAATACACCACCTGATTCGCAGCGGACGAACTCGGCAAATTCGTGTTGAGGTACGCCACCCCTGCATTGATCAGGGATACCGTGGACCAGAACAGGTCGCCCGTGTCGAGTTCTACGCCGATATTGGCTCCGACCGTAACACCTGTGGTCGACGCAAGAACCAACGCACCTGCGCCCGCTGGAGCAGCAGCAGTTGTCGTTGTCTGGACGTAACTGGAAGCCCAACCAACGGCTGTCGGTCCCACCGCATACTGGCCGGTGAACGCCCGCAAGAACAGGTGCCCGCGCTTTCGAGTCCAAACCTTCAGTCCTGGTGCGAAATCTGTTTTTCCCATCCACTGCTTGCAGATGAGATTGAGTTTGCGCACCATGTCCACCATGATAACCGGGTCAATCGGGTCATATCCGTCGATCTTCTTGTTGTTCAACAACGCCTCGCGGACAATATCGTCCCGAGTGACGAAGAACGAATATGAACCGCTAGTCGTCATACCACAACACCATAGTTTTCCACGCCCAACTCGTGGGCCATCAGATGCTCAATCATCATGGCGAACCGATGCTCCTTGCGATATGGAGCATCTGGCAGGTCGCCGGGCTCGCCCTCACAATCCTCGGCGGCGAAGTCAAAATCATCGACCTGCTTCTGAGTAATCAAACGCTTGCGGCACAACAGCACCTCAACAAGTTCATGCAGCGCGATAAGGTTCTGGTGGTCATCTGTCGGCATCTCTGGGACATCGTTAGACACCTTGATGATCAGGTCCCCGGCAGCGTCAAAATACCAGTCCCCCAGTGTGTCGTAACGCTGTTCACTGGACGGCACCTTGAGGATGTGAATGTTCATGCTGCGTCCCGATCTGGAATGCCGAGTTTTGCATCGATAAACTGTTCCAAGTGCCAATAAACCTCTTCTTTGGAGATATCTGATTGACACTGCGCCGTGCCTGTTTCTTTGTCTTGTGTGCAGTGTTCCCACCCGTAATGCATCATGTGGCAGGCCGGTGCTTCATCATCGCCACGGCCCTTGCACTTTGTGCCCTTGCTCTGTAGCGATACGGTGTTTGTCCAGTCGCGGGTAAGATTTTCTTCCGTACTGTGAGACAAGAAAACCACCTTCGGCATGGCCTCTGTGGCAACGGCATTGAGCACGCCAGTCTCTGGGCCGATGACCAAATCGGCATCCATAGCGAAGCTCAACGTCTGACGAATCGACCACTTCCCGCAAGTTTTGACAACACGGGATTCCTTCTCCCAGCCCGCCTCAAGGATGTACGCCTCAGGCCCGCCACAAAGCACAACATCGACTTCCTTGTAGTTCAACATCAAAGCGGCAATGATCGCGTCAAGCCCAGCCCAGGTCTTGTGCACTGATGATCCGGCGAGACTCCAAAGAACCACAAACTTTCCCATCCGTGCCCGAGTTTTCCGCGCCCATGCACGCTCGTCTAACGTGGTATGGAACTTGACGCGAAGCTCATACGGAACACCGGCCAGCTCGTGCTGGTGTTGCACGTAGTTGTGATTCATGTACTTGTGACGCAGCGCCGGGTGCCAAACTGCGTGGGCGGTGCGCTTGGGCATGGCCAAAAACGTGCCCTCGACGGATTCGCTCAGGTTGATGAACTTGGTATATTTCTTGGCCTGCCATGCCCAAAAGTCACCGAGGTGGGCATTTGGCACCTGGTCCTTGTCCAGCAGCATGATCTTGCTGATGTAGGGGTCTTCAGTGATGATGTCGGCACCTGGGTTGCTCGTCATTAGCGTGATGTGATACCCCTGCTTGCTGAGCGAGGTCCAAACACTGGACGACTGAAGAAGGTCGCCATACGCCCCAAATCGGCACACAAGCGCAGTTTTTTCTGGCTTGGTCATCTGCCAAGATTGGTCTGTGGCTTTGCTCTGCAGCTTCTTGAAAATCAGCAACATGGAGTATTCCATGTCCTCGTTTCGTTCCTGACACTCGATCAAGTCCCATCCCTTGCGTTCCGACATCACATCAATGATGTCCTTGGGCAGGAAGTCCTGTTTGTGGTCTGGATTCGCGCCTGGTTGGCCGACATTAGGATAGAAGTCTTTGTGCGGCAGATACAAAATCATGAACCCGCCAACCTTCACTAAACGCCACCATTCGTGCAGCGCAGCCTGCCAGTTGGTGATGTGCTCCAAAAGATGACTTGAGTACACGAAATCCATTGACTGGCTGGCGAAGATGTCCATCTTCTCGCAAGTCTCGACGCGAACATCTGGCTGAATGGTGTGCCCGAACTGCTCATGGTTCCCGTTGTCAACAGAGATCACATGGGGGAGTACTTTGAAAGTCCCCGCCCCAAGATCAACTCCCCTGCCTCGGAGATACGGGGCCACTTCCCAGCAAATTTTCTTGCTCTCAGCGACGTATGGAAGGTCAATGCTCCAAACCATGGATGCTCCTTTTTAGAATCTGACAAACGCCTTTTTGCACGCCGGTGCGTACTAAAGTCGGCCGGAAAACAACTCGTCCACTGCTGCATTGGCGCGGTCATGTAGCCGTAATCATCGAACCAAATTATCCCACCTGTCACCATCATCGTCGATAAATAATTTTCCGACTCTTTGATTGCCTTGTACTGATGAAAGGATCAAGTTACGCTCCAGATTGATCCTCCCTTTGCCCTGCCATCGGACATTTTTACGCCCTGATCGGCAGCAGCGGTTTTGACCTTTGCCCAATCCAGTCCTCGAAATCCGCACTCTTTGTAGATGTTGGACTGAGCCACCTGGCCACCAGACAACATGGAGCGAACAAAATCGGATTCAGGAGTACCAGAACTGTCGGCAGTTTCAGGGATCTCATCAGCGATAGCCGGAACCCCCGAAACAACAACAGAACCATCGCCAGCGAACAACACTCCATCTTGTTCATAAGCAGCTGTAGGGTGGCCCCAGATCGCGCCGTGGGGCTTTTTTGGATCGAATTTCATGATAATATATTCATGGTTGAGATGGCGCATATTACTCTTCTGTACCGAAAACATATCCGCTGAGAGTCTGTGTCGCTGTGCCCGTGGCAGTCAGTACATTATTCGCCGCAGCACTCAATATTCCGTTGCCCATCGGAGGGCTGATGATCGTACCAGCAGCAGTTCCGAATGGGATGACCAATATCGTCGTACCCGCCGTATTGTCCTTGATGGTGATGTTTCCGGCAACTGTACCTGCCGTCAACACGAACCCCATTAGGCGAAATCTCCGACCAGATGCGGGAGTCCAGATGGTCGCCTCGGCTGCGACTGAAACAGCAGTTAGATTGATGAATACCCCCGGTTGTCGCTGACGTAACAAAACCTGACCGTTATATAACATCGGGTAAGTAGACCCGCTATCGATGATCGTGGCCCCAAAGAATCGAATGGTCGGCGCAACTAACGGCGGCGACGTATGATTGATCGCATGCATCCTGACCGGAAGATTGATGGTCGCCGGGCCGACGATCTGAACACTGGCAACAGGCTCTTCTATGTCATTGATAAAGAAGTATGTGACATCCGCCCGCACACGGCAATAGATCAAATGCGGGGCACCGTCGATAACATAACTAGTCAAGTCCTTTATCACTGTTCGGACATTAGTATTGTAGTAGACCGCACTGAACGTACCATCAATGGCACGTTCAAACCCTATCGCATTGGCAAGTGGCGTAGACGCAGTGAATGACGCATTAGGAGTACCTTGGCCAAAGAAGGCATTCACATTCAGAGGCAATAGGACCCCATTGCCCGCCTCAAACTGAACGATGGTGGCAGCATTCAAGGCGGAAGACCCAACGGAGTAGAAATTTTCAATGGATGCCAAAGCAGCGGCGTTACTTGCAGTGGTCCCGACAGTAAGAACCAGCAATCCCCCGCCCTGCGTCGCCACGCCAGTGCCGCCCAACGTTGACACCCATCGATATACGGTGTCAATGGTTGTCCCGTCGAACTGATCACTCAACAAACTCGACCCCTCAGAGGTCACGGTCAAATGACCACCAGGATCCACAAACGCCCGCTGTAACTGATTCCTACTTTGGATAGATGTTATTTGCGTGGTGGCTGAAAGCGGTAACATGGTCAAATTCGATCAAGGTAATTGTTACGCTCCACAAATCCTACGTTCCCCAATTCATCCTTAGCTTCGCCGTAGAACAAATCGATGTGTTCGCCACCATATTGGTCGTCAGTGGCTTTCATGTCAAGTCGGTTGAACCCCTGGACGAAAGCCTTGGGCTTCAGGCCATCGGACACGTCGGTATTTCCGCCAAACCCGTTGGCAAATTCGTACTTGCCGTGAATCTGGGTCTTCGGCATGCGGTTGAACTTGGCCGTGGCTTCGGACGTCATGCACCCATCAGTGCATCGGGCGCTGTCTTGCGTGGCCCAGTTGTTTGCCGGTTCGTGCCCCTCATTTTTCGGAGGAACCGTGATTTGGAATTTCTCTGCGAGGCTCATGATTGCTCCTTAAAAAATCTGGGGCCGAAGCCCCAGACTCTCAGTTTGCCGAACCTTTGGGCTTGTAGTCCTCGCGCAAATCGCGGGGCTCCGGGCTCCAACCGTCAGACGGGAAGCTGACGCCGCCCGAATAGGTTTCCAGTTTCATGTCGCGAATGTCGCGCATTGGCTGGTCGTTGATATCCATGCCGGGCGGCATGATGTTGAGCTTCGCGGCTTCACCGAAGGCGGTTCCCTTCTTGACGATGTAGTCATCGGTGCTGGCCTGAAAACCAGACTTTTCACCAATATCGTCGTGAGTACCACCAAGATTCATGACTCCGGAATCAACGCCCTCGAAGGGCTTCCCGAACTTCTGGTCCTTGCCGATTTGCCCCATGTATTTCTGGCCCTTGCCAGCGGGGAGATTGGGTTTCACTGCCATGATGGTTCTCCTTATGCAGTTACGTTGGCGAGCGGCAACACATTGTATTCCAGCGCGATGGCCAGGACGCTGGAAGCATCCGTACCACGTTGGACGTACAACTGATCGCCCTGATTGACGGTGAAACCACCAGTGTACGGGTAAGTACCCGCGCCTGCCTGGGCTTGACCAGTGGTGGCCGTACCATTGAGCGCAACACTGTTCGTGAACCCAGCCAGCCCGGTTTGCGTGCCGGTCGCCGTACCGTTGTACAACGACGCCACGAATGGACCGTAAGTACTGGTCGTGAGTGAGGGGGACGCGCCCGCAGCGGCGTTGTTCATCACGCGGATCACCGAATACGTGTCAGCGGACACGGCAGTCACCGTGGACGTGCCGTTGTACAAGGTAGCGGTGCTGGTGGAAGCGGCCACAGTGACTTGCGACACCGTAACAGCAAACACTTGTAGTGCCGTAAACGCGATGAACTTGCTCGTCGCAGCAGAAGCACCGGCAGCGAGGGCCGGGAATACATGGGCCACGCGGGCCAAATACGAGGGGTGGTCATACCCCATGCTTTTCGTTGTCATTTCAAATACTCCAATTATATGCGGACCTCTCCCACATTATTTACGGTTTGAATGGCCGGTGGGAGTAGGTCCACCGGCCCCGCGCTTTGGAAATTATCAGGTTAAACCAGCGAGTCCCACTTCACGATCCGCGCATTTGCGGCCAACGTGTGAACGATGCCGAAGCCGCCCATGTAGTACCACGCGACGCCCTTGGACCGGCCGAAGTCAGTGGGGATCTTGCCGCGCATTTCTTCCGGCACCGCAATCGCTTCCGCCACCGTATCATTGCCGAAGAAGAAAATCCAGTCGGACTTGCCTTGCGACCAACCGACCATATCACCACCAGCAGCGGTCGAAATACCTGTGGTACCGATGCCCTTGGCGATGTTGGTTTGTTCCACATAACGGCAATTTTCGTAACGACCAATTTCACCATTCATGATGAGCTTGAAGCCGGTGTCCGAATATTGGTGGATGGTTTCGAGGTTGTTCTTGAAGGCGCGCAGCGTGGTGGGCCAAGCGAGCGCATAGTAGTCATCACCCAAGTACGCGGGAATGTTGCGCTCCTTCATCAAGTCAACCATCGACTTCGCGTGGGCGTTGTTGTAGGCGACCGTATTGGTGCCGGTCACAGTGCCGTTGGTGTACAGCGTGAGCGCGGCAACATCGGTACCGCCGACCGGAATCGCACGCAGCAGCGTTTGATTGAACTGATTCCAGGACATGCGGTCGAAAGACTTCACGGCGTCGTTCTTCAGAACCTTTTGCACCAATTCCATCACCGGGAACTTGGACAGATTGTCCAGTTTGCCCGAGTACGGCACCGAGTTGCCAGCTTCCGTGATCGTCAGAGTACCTTGAACGATCGTGAAGTTGGATTCGGGCATCGTGTTGGTTTCCGTCAACACACCACCTGCGGTGGCGACGTCAGAGAACACGTCCCAGGTGAAGATATCCCCCTTTTTCTTGCCTTGCTGACTCGCATCGCGAACGTCACAGAACTGGCGGAATTTCACCAGCGGCTGTACGGACATCCGCAACACGTTCGAAAGTTGGCGCGAGTACATGAACCCGCCCAACGAATTAACTGCCCAAACTTGACCTGCCATGATCTGGCTCCTTAAAGATGATTAATGTTGTGTCGGGGAGCCCGCCATCCATTGCGGGCCACCGCGAGACTTCGCGATACCGGCGATGATGTCGGACATCGACTCTTCGACTTCCGGTTCAACCAAAGACACCGTTTTTTGGGACGCTGGTTTCGGCGCGGGCGTTGCCGCTTGCTTGCGAGCCAATTTATCCACAGGTTGGACAACGGGGGGCGCAGCGGCTTGGGTCTTTTTCGCTACCCAAGCACGCAACGAATCACCGATATCCTTATACCGGACATCATACGGTCGGGTATCGCCAGCCGCAATCAATTTAGCGTCAGTTTCCTGGGCCAAGTTGTTGAGGATGGGGTCGCCCACGATGTCCGCATAATCCTTGCGGTATTGTTGGATCGCCTGATTGAACGTCAGCCGGTCATCAATCATCTTGGCAATGTCGGCAGTCGAAACTGATGGACTCCCACGAAGCAATGCATGTACCGCTGCTGCCGCCTCTTCTTCACTGCCCATTTGTAGCGCGCGGGCAAACGCAAGGTCGTCATCGACCGTATCCGGCGCAGGGTCCGCAACTACGGATGCCTGCGCTTTCTGGATTTGTTCCTGCCGCAAGCGCGATGCCTCGGCAAGATAGTTATCTGCTGCCTCGACCTTACTGGCGGTGACCAGCCAGTCATCGAGGGACTTTGTGACCTCACGGCCATTCACCTTGCGGGTGATCATCTGGGGGGCGGGAGGTGCCGTGTCAGACTCACGGGCAAGAGCCTCAATGGCGGCATCGGCCTCCGGGTCTGCAACGGTGTCATCGGTCAGTTGCACTTGCGTGCCATCGTCCTGCTGGACTGTGAATTTTTCCGTCGTCCCGTCGTCGTTGATACTGACGTAGTCGTCGGCATGCGCTGCGTCGTTGGCGTCGTTGATCTTTGCCAGCATCGCCAGTCGTGCATTGTTGCCAGAGCCCACCGCTTCGCCGTCGTTGTTTGTTCCGTCTTCGAGTGCCATGTCAACTCCTATCGTCAATAATGTTAATCGCCTGCAATCCATCAGCTACGGCATCAGATAGCCATTTTGCTATCGAGTTGGCCTGTACGATAGTATTTTGCAATTGTCGCACCTTTTCTATATCCGAGCAATCGACACTCAAAAACTCGCATTGAGCCTCGTCTTTTTGGTCTCTCGCCCTTCCTAGCAGGTATATCCCGATGTCTGAATTTAGAAACGACTCGACCTGCTTGCCGAACACGGCTCGACGGATCATCACTGCCTCTTCTTCGCCGTCAGTCATGCTGCAACCCCTTGAGACATTGGCTGCTGCGGTTCAGTAGATGGGGACTGTGCCAGCGTGTGCTGGTGCGCAAGGTTCATCTTCGCCACGTCATGAGCGACTCCGTGGTCTTGCTCACGGATGGCCCGCAGGTGTGTCGTGGCGGTGCGCAAGTTGTTTCCTTCTTCCTTGATCTGAGTATCTTTGAGCTTTGTTTCTGCCGTGATCTTGGTGGCTTCGAGCTTGACTTGGTGGCCTGTCATCTTTTCCTGCACCTTGGCATTTAGGTCTTGAATGACCTTTGCCTGCTTTTGCAGTTGGTCCTGTAGATGCGCGATATTGGGGTCGTCGTTGGTGAAGAATCGACTGCCGTCGCTGTATCCCATGTGCCCGAAAATCTCTTTCCCGATCTCTGCCAGGTTCAGTCCTGGGACGGGCTCCTTAACCATTCCGATGTAGGTTTGCATGCCTGCGAGGAACTTCTGCAGCTTCATCTGCGGGTCGGTCGCACCCATACCGACGTTGACCGTGAGGGTGAGTTCTTTTTCCAGTAGCTCGTCCGTCACCTCGTCAAGACCGAACTTCTGCATCAACTGAGCTTTCTTCGCGACCAGCGAAAGAATCGTCTTGTCGGTCTCGTATTTCTGCTCAAGCAACACCAGTTGGCGAAGTATCGGCTGTACGAACGTCTCCACGTAAGTGCGCAGCAGGTACTCCACAAGCGTTCCGGTTGACTGCTGCAAGATAGCCATGTTGCGTGCCGGTCCTGCAATGCCTTTGTCGGCCATGACCTGCCCGGCGCTGAAGTTGCCAAGCAGGTCGTTCATGTCATTGTCGATACGGCCCTGTTCTTCGTATGCGCTTGCTGTAACGTCTGGCCACGTAATTTCGCGTACATCGGATTGTGGGTCTTCCATCATCACCGCGCCGCCTGGTACGTTGCGCATGAGACCTGAAATGTCCACGTCTCGCCCGCGCTTCACAAACCATTTTTTGTTCAGTACAAATTTGACGTTATCAATGCGCTGATTCGCGACTTCGTTGGCTTCCTCGCTGAGTCCCTTGCCGAGCATCGGCAGAGAGGAAGGCATGATCCTGTGCGTCTCGATGATGCAGTGGCCCATGACATAGGGGCGCTGTCCATGAAATACGGTTTCAATCAACGGACGAGGTGACGTGAGCAACGCCTTGTCGCTGAGCGTGTAAAACTCCACATCCGACCCGTCGCGCCGGTGAATGTGGCGCTGCACCCAGATGATTTCGTAGTCCGGCAGAGACTTCCCGTCTGGTGCATACGGGTCTTCTCGGTCCTTTCCGCGTGCCGACCTAGTGCTGTCAGACATCGTGTCGGTTGCGCTGCGAAGCAGTCCTTCACCGAGTCTGCGCCATACTCCCTGTTCCATCTTTTCCATCACGTCCATGACGTACATCGGGATAAGCTGTATCACGTATGGACTGGAGTTGATCGGGTCCATCCAGTTCGCTCCAGGATCGATGCGAAGATTCTCGATCGGGAACAAATCCACTACTGGCTTGTCTACCTTTGGCTTTGGTGCTTCAACGGACACCGGTGCTGCGCCGAACGCCTTGTATTCGTCAAGGCTTGGCGGATCGAGCGGGTCGCCTCCAGCGGGTTGCGTCAATTGAGGAAGAACCGACTCAGCACCTTCTGGCAACTTCGCGGCTTCCTGGTCTGGGTATTCCTCGTCGGTCTGGGCTGCTCCCATCGAAATCGGGCCTTCTGGCTCAGGCTCTGACCGTTCGTCTGATGCCTGATAGTCCCAGTAAATATGCGCGCACGCAACGCCGACTGTCTGGGCATCCTGCAATCCGCCCAACACAACCTGATACCAAGGGATCGACTTTGTAAGTCGGTACTGAAGCAACTCCTTCATGATGGTGGCGCTGGCCACCTCCACCTTGTTGCTAGGGTCCAGTGCCGTCACACTGGTGGTGTCCATGTTGCTGAAGAAAGCAGCCGCAGCGGCGGCTTCGTTCTTTCGGATGATGGCGCGCATCTTTGGTCGGTAAAGCCTGCTGCGCTTCTCAAATGCGGCTGTGTTGTACTTGCTGTCCCCGGCGTGCTGATTGTTGAATGCGCGGATCGAGTCGTCCCAGTTCTTTCGGTAGTTGTTGTCCACGTAGGACGTACTGTCTCTGTAGGCGTCTTGCGCACGCTTGAGCCAGTCACCGTCACCGTAGCCACCGGACTGTCCGTCTTGCGGGCCTTGTTGCGCGGTAGGGGCGAGGTTGTTTTGGTTGATGACGCCCATTAGAGTTTCACCTGCAGTTCATTGGCAACGGAAAACGGCAAACCTTCATTGCGTTTCACGCCTACGGCTCGGTCATCGTACAAAGCAATCATGCCGCTGTCCTTTTTGTTTGTGATCTGCAGCACCTTACCGATGTGTTCGTTGCACCACTTCCGAATGGCTGGATGCGGGGCACGGGCAGTGAAGATGCGAACTTCGTAGCCAGCCTTTATCCATCCTTTGACCTTCCCAACCATGGGCGCGATGGGCTTTCCGACATGTTCATCACCACGATACTCATCGTAGTAGGCCAACGTACCGTCGAGATCCACCCCAATCCACTGATCATGAAAGTCATCTTTCTTCATAACTCGCTACACGCTTTCGTGAATTCAGGCCACCACGAGGCATTCTGGTGCGCAAAAATCCAGCTAACCATAACCAAGGTCGCGGGCTTACGGTCCTTGTCCTGGATGTAGTCGATGATAGATGACAGCATCGGCCACTCAGGGAGGGATTTGAATTTTCCCATCAAGAGAATGACTCGTCCCACTTCTTGCCGAGTTCACCCTTGTCTACTCCGCCGTTGGAGTTTGAAGCACCAGCTTCATCAAGTACCTTCTTCATCCTATCATTCCTGTCCTTGATGACTTCAATGGTGCTCTTGGATTTGGCAGGAGCAGACGCAGCAGGCTTAGGTTTCGGTTCCTCGGTGAACTTCTCCTTTGGGCTGGTGATCTTTTCCCAGAGAGATTTCTCTTTCTTGGGAGGTTCAAGGTCTGGAAGTGGCATGATTATCTCCGTTGAATTTGACCGAAATGCTGATTCCAAGGCTGACCGACTTCGCCCGCATTGTGCCCGGCTTGCTGGAGGTGGGCGGGCTGGGCCATGCCGACAGGGGAGGCCATCTGCGCAGGTTGTGCCGCATTGACTCCCTGATGAACAGCCTCCCCGACTGCGGCGCGAATCGGCGCGGCCATTCCCACAGGCGCGGCCATTGGTTGTTGTGCTTGAATATGTGCGGGACCGGCCATCCCAACAGCCGGTGCTGCGGGTTGCGGACCAAATGCCCGGACTGCGTTTTGAATACTTGCCATGTTGACTCCTAATTCAGTTGATACTCAGCGCCGAACTCACCATTCCAACGACCACGAGGCAAACCCATGCGCTCCAATAATTCGCCACCAGCCAGCATGGCCATATGTGCGAGTGCCTTTGGCGTGAACCCCTTGCCGCCATCGATTGTGTAACCGTACCGGGCGTCACCAGCCATGTGCTTTACCACCAGCGTCATGCCCGGAGCCCATCCGACCATCCACGGGTGGTCAGGATAGGCCTTGCACAGCAACGTGGCCACCTCTTTGGCCTTGTGCTCCATCTCGATTGATTCTGCGTCTACAGACGTAACCTCGACGGTCTGCACGTCAACATCGATTTGCCGGTCGTGAATATTGCTCATGACACCAATGGGGATGGGTTCGGAATGAGGACGGGTTTCGGCTCAGCCACAGGGGCCTGGGAGGCGGTATCGGTAGCGATGTTGTACGCAGCATTGGCTTGGACCGCAGCAATTCCGTCGAGTCTGCCTTGTTCGTATACCGCTTGGACAGCCGCCTCATGGGAATGGCTGAAGTTCTCAGCGTAGGTTTGCAGTGGGCTCATGTGTGCTCCGTTGGTTTGGCGGAATTATGCCGTAGTCTTTTGCTGTGATAATGATTATTCTGTTCGCTGCTTCTATCATGCCAAGTTCGGATTGTAAATACCTGTGTTGTTTTTGTCTGTGGAATCGTACTTGCGCCCGTTGCTGAACTCATAGACTCCGTGGTCTGGCGCATTGAACTCGCTTCCCCATGCGCGCTGAGCCAGTTCGTTCCATGATATCGCTCTAGAGACAACCGCGTTCCCGAGGTTGTTGATGTTAACTGCTGCGGGTGGATTCGTTGCCATTTTGGTTCTCCATGAATCTCTCGAATACCTCAATGCTGGCGCTCAGCGCGTCCACATCATCCCTGACATTTTGCACGTCATGCTCCATGTTCGACAGCGCCTGACTACGCATTTTCAGCCTTTCGCGCATTTGTTTCAACTGGCTTTCGATCAGTTGGCGCGGCGTGGGTTCACGGTTCAATAGACTGGTCATGCCCCAAATCCTTCAAAATTCCGACCAGGCGGCTGATGATCTTCACAGAGTTTCCGGTGCACTCAATGCGGGAGCGCTCGCCTTCTATCTTCGTGTACGTGAATCCCGCCACAATGGTGTCGCCGCGCATAAGGCGTGCAACAACTTCTGTGTGCTCCAAACCATCAGGTGTATTCTGGCTCAGCATATGATGGCTCGTTGCGTTTTGGGGCCATCGGCTCCATGTCATAAATTCGGGCCGCAGCGTCGATTGCGTCCTTCAGACCGTGCGGAAAGTAGTGGAATTGTAGCTTCAATTGCGCAGTTAGGTCATACATATTACCGTGCTCATCCTTCCGTCGGATTTGCCGAGCGATTCGGTAGTCGTATCCAGTTCCGGCCATCTGGCGCTGGTTTCTGGTGAGATTTTTCTCATCCGTCTCATAGGGCAGGAAGAACTTGTGCGACTTGCAGTCTGGCACCAGCCGCTGCACGCGGTCCGTCTTTGAGCCCTCGCCGTCACGTGGCCAAGCCAACTCCTTTACTTCAAATCGCGGTCGATCTGGCAACCGCATTTGCTCCTTAAAGTAGTCTAGATCAGCCTGTGCACCGAAAGACTCGTAGCCCATCTTGACCTGCTGCACGCCTGTGGCGTTTTGCCACTTTATGTACATCCGGGAAAAGTTCTCCCACCGCTCCTGCAGGTCCATTTTGTGGTTGAAGCCATCCAAAAGATACTTGTTGTTCCCGGCGTCGATGCCGATGACAATGATTGCTGTGTTTGCGCTGTCCTTTTTCTTTGACCGAGCCGGATCGCACAGGACGTACACAGCCAGCGTCTCGGGCCTGACCTCGTAGACCTGCAGGTCAGTGATGTCAAAGATGCGTTGCTCTCCTGACAGCGGATTTTGAAGGTACTGACAAGCAATGTCGCTGTCGGTGTTCTTCAATAGCCTTTTCTCCCACTCACCCTGCGGGAAATACACCGGTCTACCCTCTCTTGTGCCGTCATGCGTGGCCGGGTAGATGCGCGGCTTCAGGGCTCCACGGGAAATAACCCAGTCATAGGTGTCAGCGTAGGAGTATCGAGTCCCGATCATCCATTCTTCGCCGCCAACCGTCCCAAGCGATTGACTCAGCGAGTATGCGTTTGTGGTCTTTTCGCTTTGCTCTGGAGTGGAGACTGATTTGTCTGTGACAACATCGTCGTATATCCTGAGTCGATAGTGTTTACCTATGGGCTGGCCGTCAATCAGGCCAGATGCCTCGACCGTGGCCTCCTTGGAGTTGCCCTTGCGCTTGACTACGATCCCGTCAGTCGACCACCGCTGTGCCTGCTTGCTTGGGTCATCCCAGAGTATTTCCGGGAAAGCCGCCTTTAGACGACCATTTGTCTCTAGCTCGACCTTGATCTGCCGCAGGAAGTCCACCGCAAGTGTGCCGACATTGCTAAAAATGCCGATTGTGATCTCTGGGTCTTGGAGGATTCGCTGGATTGACCCACCGAATGTAATCACGGTACTCTTGTAATGCTCTCTGGCCCATAGATCAATGTGCCCTGCTGGGTCTGCTTCTACCTCCCGACAGCGAGCATAGATCCACGGATGTAGCATGTCCTTGCGTGCGCACATCTGGACGAGCAGAAAGTACCTATCCCACAAGCACAGCGCACGAACGCCTGTGATGTCCTTGCCGCCGTCTGTGATACGGTCCCACGCGGCGAACAACTCAGACCCGAACGGGAGGTCCTGAGTGGCGAGTCTCATCGACCGTCGAGTTTCTCGGCTAAATGGATCACCAGAATCCACAGCGCCATACCCAATACCCAAAAAGCATGATCAGTCCAGGCTTGAGCCGTTGTAAGCCGTGCGCTTCTGGTATGCCTGATCACACATGATGTGATCCTCCAGCTTCTGCGCCATTTCTCGATTGGGCGTCTTGTGGATCATACCGTCCAGCTCGTAGGAGCCGGTCAGGTCGCTGATGCTGCGCCAGTCTTTCGGGCAGCACTGGTGGTTTGAGTAGGTTTTCAGCTTTCTCATTTGCCCTCCAATTTTTTGTTAGCGTAGCTCCTAAGATCATCCTGAGACATGAGCGGGATGGACACCTCGTTATTGACCTGCACCGCCACGGCTGGAGCCTTTCCGACGAGATTTTCCTTCGCCGCGTTGATTGTAGCCGACCTGTGGCGGTAGTCGGTTTGGTCTTCGCAGTCTGCGGCCATTGCTTGTGCGACATTTTCTAGCGCCATCTTAGCAAGGTACTCCAGGCGCTTAGATATGATCGTGACCGTCTCCTCGACGGCGGTCACGATGCGGTCATCTTGGGCCTGGAGGGCGCGTCGATATTCGATACCGGCGGTCACGATTGGTGCGACATCTTGCTCGACGCCTTTGCAGAGCTTATTTACGGCACCCTTGCTTACACCGTGCTTATCGGATATCTGACTCTGGCTCATCTGCCCCAATCGCCAGTCTGTGACGATAGCACTTGATATGGCTTTGTCTAGCGGTTTTGCTGCCATGTTTGGTCCTTTGATGTGCCCGCGCAGGCTACACGATGGGTTTGGCTTGTCGCCTGGGTTGAGTCATGCGTGCGGGGCGAGTGTATTATGACGCTGTTTCGGATATTTCGAACAAACTCAACTGCCCGTCGGCATGCTTGATCACCCGACGGCGCGACACCACTCTCGCCGTATTTTCTTTGCCCGTGCTGAGCCCCATCTTAGCCGCGCAGACCGGCCCGAATGAGCACCCGGATATTGTCATCACCGTTGCGGTTTGTAGGGGTCGGCTACAGCGGGAACAGCGCAGAGTCATGGCTAAGCGAACATCCCTAGTTCTGAGCGTGTTTCCTGAGCCCACTGCCGCCCGATCTTCATGGCTTCGGCGCGTGGGAACAGAATATATCGATCGTAGCTGGCGTGGCATCCAAGGATTCCGGGACGCGTGCAGCACAGAGGAAATGTCATTCTGTCGTCGGCCTTGATCGCTTTACCATCTGGCGGCAAGTGCGCGGCTTGGCTGTATCCATGGATTCCGCACTGCTTGCACGGTAGCGCTGCTACCAGTCGTCGGTACGACTCAGAGCGCATTGGGTTTGACTTTGGGCGGGCGGTCATGATTTCCCCTTCGTTGCAAGAACAATTTCCAGGCATCCGGATTTGGGTGTGTTTAAGGCGTTTTAGGCATACGCACAATGAGCGCAGACTTGATTCTAAAAAGCTCCCACATTGCCGGGTGCATACGCCGGTCTCCAGCCTCCCATTGCTGCCACGCACGGCACGTAGAGTGCACCAGGGCAGCAGCAGCGGTTTGAGTAAGTCCCGCGATGGCTTCGCGTGCCGCTTTGATTTCTTCTGGCGTAGGATTTGAAGAAGGCCCTTTCGGGCCTCTGTTTGGGTGTGCTGTCATGGTTTTACAGAGTGGCTACTAAGCCGCCCCATGCATATCCTTTTTCGCACATTTCCATCAATTTCTGAAGGCTTATAGACTTGTCAGCAATCATTTCATGAGTGCCTTCAAAGTCGATTCCTTGTCCACCAGCAGCGTCAAATGCAGAAGTCAGGCATTCCTGAGCGGCGCGAAGATAGGCGGCTTTTGCTGCGGCTTCAAACAGGCTGTAGACAAATTTTTCTTCGCGATTTCCAAGCAGGGTTTTTGCTGGCTTTGCAGGCATTAGAGCGGCGATGCTGGCGGCAGCTTGAATCATGGCATCTTGAGTGGTAGACATTTTGATTTCCTTAGCCCCTGTACCCGAGGCGCGGTGGTCAGCGATTTTGCTGGCCTGAATGAATTATATATCGAAATACGAGCATTGCGCGTATTTGTGAAAAATAAAAACACACCAAAATCCGGATCACCCAATTTCCCCAGTTTCTGGGTCTGTTACCCACTGCGCGGATTCCCGAAGCTCCACGCCGTTTTGCGCTGCCCACGCCATCACGTATTCAACCAGGCTTGAAAGACGCGCCTTGCTCATCCTGGCCGTACTCTCGCGAATGTTTACCGCCTCATTCTCAAGGCCAGGCACAAACTCTGCGCCCTCTCGCGTAGCCACGGAATGGGCCGAAACGAACAAAACTTTCCATTCCGTGGCGCTGCGCTTCTTACCCATCCATTCGGCCTGTGCGGCCACGTCGGCAAAAAGCGCGTGCAGCAGCCGGTTTTGCGCGCTGGATCGCGTCTCCTTGCGGATTTCGAGTGTCAGGCGGTTCCGGGCCATGAGCATGGATTTCGCCCACTCCCACGCGAGCTTGATGACTTGCCAAGCCTGCACCGGCTCCCACAAACGGGCAGTGAACTTTTCTTCGGTCACGGTATACCCCTCAGCACTTTCAGCGACCGCAGCGCCGCATCAACTGAATCGACCATCGCCACGGGCAATCCCTTTGCTTCTTCGGCCTGCTTCGCGTTCATGCCTTTTCGGCCATAGCCTGTTTTCGCATTTTTTACCTCAAAATACATACACACCTCCGATTCGTTTGTTGCCCATACTTGCAGGTCATAGGGCTGGTGAACCACCTTTACCCGTGCGCCAGCCTTTCGGAGTGCTTCAACGATGGTTTTTTGGTTTCCGTCAACCCTGCGGGCGTATCGTGTCATTTTTATTTTTCCATTCGCTCTATAACGTCTCCACAGACAAGTTATAGAGCGGTTGCGGTTTATATTGCGTTATGTGCGTTCCCACAGAATCGAGTTCCGTCCAAGCTGCACGGCCTTGGCGCATTGCACCTCGTCAAACTCGCCTATATGGGCTTCTCCCTTCCCGAGATTCATCAATACCGCGAGGTGTGAATACACCTCGTGTCTGCGTAGTCGGCCTTCGCGCCAGTAAGGGTCAATGGCCGCGTGTGCCGCTTGCTTCGCCGTTCTCAGTTGCGCGTTTGCCAGCCTACCGAGTGGTCTGGTGCCGTCGCCGTAGCCGTTGCCTGCTTTGTGGCATCCAACGTAAGCACCACATGGCACACAGCGCCAAAACCTCAAGGCTTCAAGGTCTGGGCGGTGCGGGTAAATGTCTGCGCCCGTTGCCAGTACCGCAGGCGTTCCGCAGTAGTGGCACATAACAGGTCGCTCAATCTGATTCACTTCGTTCACAGCTTATCTCCAGCGTTAGATCGCATAATCTTCATGCCAAAATACAAATTCCCGCCAGCAGCACAATGCACACAGCGAAAGTCCCGATAGTCCAAGCTGAGTCTTTCCAGTGCCATGCTGTGTCCTCGTCCAACTCGTCATCCATCGTGATAGGCATCGGTGATTCGTCGCGGGTTGTAAGGTTTTGCTCCAGCTTCCAATGCTTTGATAGCTCTACACAAAGTTTCTGGCCAATCGGAGTTAGCGTATGCATCATGGGTGGCCTTGGCGCTTGCGTGCTGGATGCGTACTCTTCATCCGCGCAGCAGGTGCAGTCGCGGCCTTGCCGACAATTTCCTAGACATGGGCTATTAAACATGGGTTCTTCCAATGGTTGGCGCGCAGCAGCGGGGTCTAGGGTGCTGCGCGTTGGTCCCGAAAAAATTAGGCGGCCTGTTTGATCTGGATAGCCTGGATATGAGACACGAGGCGCATGCAGATCATCGGGAAGTCGCTCTCTCGAAAGAGCTTCGCGTTGCGCTCAGTGGTCGCATCGAATCCCAGGTTCGATAGGAATTCGGCGGAAAGCGAAAAGCCAAGGCGCTCTGCGATCTGTCCTAGTTTCAGAGTCGGAGCGGATTGCGTCATCGCTTTTGCAACCGGTGTCGGCATGATTGCAACCACTTCGGCGAACGTCACAGCGCTGGCTACAGACTGCGCTGGCGCTGGTGTCGGTACTACCACGGCTTGGGCCGCTGTAATCGCATCCTGGACCTTCTTTTCGGCATCGGCCCGCGCCGCCGTCTCACGCTCGATCTTCGCAAGCTCTTCGGCACGGATCGCGGCGCGCTGGGCTTCTTCTTTGCGCTGCACCTCGGCCTGGTGCTCGGCGATGCGCGACTTCACCAGCATGTTCAGGTCATCAGGTGCCTTCTGCACGATCGTTCCGGTATCGGCGAACAAGAACGCGTGATCCTTCGCCAGCTCACGCAGCGTGCCGAGATTGATCTGGATTTTGTCGGCCACGGCATTGGCTTCGATCTTGCAGCGCGCCAGCTCAGTGGCCACTTTGTCGCGCATGCTGTCGATACTTTTCAAGCCCTTGACCACGGTCTGAAACTCGGTCTGAATAGTAGGCAAGTATGGTTTTCCAAGGCGCTCGTTCAGGCCGCGCATGTGCGTGATAAATTCCGCTGAAGCGTCTCCGATGATCTTGGTGCGGCGGTTTTCCTTTTCCACCTTGACGAGCTTTTCCACCAGCAGCCGGTTGGTGCGCGCCGTCTCGCGGTACAGGCCCACGGTGCGGCGCATGCTGTCGATACTCTCGGTCTGAGCCAGAGCGCCGTTCTCGGCTGCGTCCAGCGCTTCCTCGGCGGTCTTGAGCGTCTTCACCGTTGCTTCGAGGTCCGCGAAGTCTTGATCGGTTTCTGGCGTCTTGTTGATTCGGTTGACGTAGGCCGTCAGTGCCGTGCCGAAGGCTTCTAGGTTGTCCACAAGAGCGATAGAACCGTTGACTTGTATCGAGACGGAAGGCAGCGACATTTGCGGCTTGGAGACTGGAGCCAGAACGACTTCGGCGGGAATGTAGGCGGCTAGGTCTTTGGCGAATTGATGCCAGCCTGCAATCAGCGCATCGCGGCGTTCTGGTCGAGACTGATACCAGACACCACGGGTGTTTTCTTCGGTGCCGTCCGATGTGGTGAAGTACGCCTCAGATCCACCGCACACTAGTATCTGTTGTTCAAGTTGCCAATAGTAATGCGGCTCAAGTTCGCCAGAATTTATGGCCTCGACAAGCAATGCGTTCCATAGCTTATTTTCCCACGGCCTGGATTCGTCCATCGTCAGGCCGTCAAAGCTCGCCAGAAGCGGCAGTCCATTGATGTTCAATGTTCCTGTGCATGGATATAGTTCTTCGCCGAAATATTTTTCGACGATTGGACGGGCGGCAGCTTCGGCGGCGTGGCCAGCGTAGAACAAGCGCTGTTTCGCTGGGTCGATTTCCGCATCAACGATACGCTCTGCCTTTGCTTTCAGCAGGGCGGACCGTGTTTGATATTTACTCACTCCCATCATGGCCGGTGCTTCGCTGGCCGTGAAGTGGTCTGCGCGGATTGCCATCCACTTGGCGCTTCCTTGATGTACGTTGCTCAATGTTTCCATTTTCAAGACTCCATATCGATTGTTGATTCACTGGCCCGAACCATGGCGATCTGTTCTTCGCTCATGATGGCTTTGCTTGACACCATGGCGATGATCTGTTCAGCACTCTTTCGTCCTGAATTGATCAGTCCGCGCCAGATGCAGAGATTCTTTTGGAACGCTTCATCGGAGTAGTTTGGAAGTGCTGCCGTCGCTGCGAGCTTCGCGATGATCTCGCCGGTCGATGGGTCGATGGTCTTTGACGGCGCGGTATTCTCAATAATCCGCTCGGCTTCGTCAACGTCATAGATTCCGCCAAAACCAAACGCGATACGAGCGCACTGAATCATTGCTTTGTGGCGCAGCATTCGGTATGGGTGACTATCCCAAGGCTTCACTCCTGGTCGCCTGCATTCGGCCATCCACTCCGTTAGCTTTGTCGGGTGAGTACGGTCTTTACGGTAGATCGTGCAGGTGCATGAATCGGCGGTTTGCTCAAAATCCATTCCATCAAATTGAGGGTTTGTGTTAATGATTCGACTCCATCCGTCAACTCCAACAACCGGGACGATGCCGCCTTTGTCCGGAAACGCATAAATTTCCTTGGTCCAAGGGTTCAGCTTGTATTGCCCGGCGACGATTAGCAGTGCGGACAACTGAGCGTCTGTCACATCTCCCTTGAAGGCAGTTGACTTGAGTACCTGATAAAGCTCTTCGCTCTTTGGAAGATCAAAACGAGTAGCAAGCTCGTTGATCTGTGTGGTGATTAGATTGCTCATAATTTCCTCGTTGGTTAAAGTGTTCTTGCTAGTGTTTCCACCAACACTTTGAGAATAGGTTTCAGGAGAAGAGTTCGTCCTGATTCGTATGGATGGTTGAGAATCAAACAGCCAATATTTGAAGTATCAACCATGATTTCAGTGCAAAGTTCGTAAGTGAGTAATCGCTATCGACGGACTGCGCATAGATTCGACAAACTCACCATCAAAATAAATGTCAAAAACCCCTTGACACAGCGCCATGCGGGTTTGCGCAGAAGTTAGTGCCCACTCTCGCTCTACACCGCATAGATATTGGCTAGAATTTCCACCAAGTTCAGCAATTGTTTCTGCAACCCAATGGTGAAAATAGGTAGGATTCTTCATTTCGCGCTCACCGTCGCTACGGCTCCGAGCCCGGTGTGCATCTGGCATGAGATCGTCTGATCGTCCAGCCACTTCGCATACGCACCAGGTCCGCAGATTTCCTGTGCCGCCATCTGCTTGCGGCGCTCGGACATTTGCTGGCGCTGTGCATCGCCGGTGAAGTCAACATTGTCATCCAGGTGGAACGACAGGCCGAGTATCAGCGCCAGAAGTGCGGCGGCGAGCCAGTTGAATTTTGTTTGGTTCATGCGAACACTCCCACAAGCGGCCCAGGCATGCCATGGTCACGACCGCCGAACTTCGCATCGACGTAGCTATACCAGATCGCGCCGTTTTTATCGACCTCTGCCTGCAGTTTATGCAACTCGCGCAGCTCGTCACGTCCAGCACGATAGACAGTGTTGTCGTCGCTGAACTCGAATTTCCAGTCCATGCTCTCAAGTGCTTTTTGATATTGCTCTCGTGTAGTCATGTTTACTCCGAAATCAAGTCGCTGATGGCGATTACTGAAGAGCGTTCTTCGTCTGTTATTTCGCAATCATCAATGTCGCCGCGCACGCCGGTCAGGTCGCCGCGCACGCCGGTCAGGTCGCCGCGCACGCCGGTCAGGTCGCCGCTCACGCCGGTCAGGTTGCCGCTCACGTTGCTCAGGTCGCCGCGCACGCCGGTCAGGTCGCCGCGCACGCCGGTCAGGTCGCCGCTCACGCCGGTCAGGTTGCCGCTCACGTTGCTCAGGTCGCCGCGCA